CTACTAGTTTGATCTGTGTTATTTATTAACACCCACTGATCGGTACCTGATACTGCTTGCCAACGACTAATTACTGGATAGTTTTCTAAATCACTAGTGTTAATCCATATATCACCATATTCTAATGGTGTTCCATCACTTTGTGTAGAGGGAACGCTTGCACTTATGATAGGACCATTTGGGTCAGTTACATTAGTACCACTTGGTAATGGAAAACCGTTACTATCATAATCTTTATTACCATAGCCATACCATGCGCCCTCGTAATTAACCATAATATCAACTTGGTCAACTACACTGTAGAACCAATTTGTATCATTAGCAGGAGCTATATTTGGCTCACCTTCATTGGCAATATATGTAAATTCAACCCAGTTACTTAGTTGTGTGGTAAAGTTTGATGGTGGAGTACCTGATATAAATGTACATGATGTTGCTACTCCAGCAGATACTGATGTTATTTTAACAACTAAATCATTTGCAGGAGTAGCTCCGCCTAAACTAGTACCTAATATAGTAACAGTATCATTTACAGCATAACCGGTGCCGCCAGCTTGAACTCCATTACCTGTGACAACATAGGCAACTGCGGCTGAAATACTAATATTAAATGTAGCACTGGTCCCGCTACCTGAACTAGATCCTTGTGCCACTCCAGTAAATGAATTAAAAGATGCTGGTCCGTACTTTACACCAGTTGTTGTATTAATTTCAAATCCAGCTTCCGCTATTAAACCATTAGATACATTGATATTTGTAAATGCACTATTTACAAAATCACTTAATACAATTTCGCCACCGGTAGTATGTGTTAATTGTATAGCACCATCAGTAGTTACACTTGCTGTTGTATACGGTATACCAGCGGCTGCCCAGGCTGTAACAAAATCTATGGCATCAGTATTATCTACTAGCGTAAAATTATAGGCTGAACTTAATACGGAACTTCCAGGTGTTGATACATACACATTCATATAATATGGTCCAGCAGTAAAGTTAGGTGTTGTATTAGAACCAGTAACTACTGTTGGACCTGTTGCTATTCTTTCCCACATGTAAAAGGGAGCAACACTTGCTGGGTTTGTTAGTGTAAGATTATATGCATATTGTCCATATACTGTACCGGCCGGAATTGCTTGTCCACCGGTAGCATCTAAGTTATTAGTTGCTACCCAATCACTTATTGCTAATGATACATTTTTAGCTTGGAATGTTTGTGTTGCACCATTAAATACAGATAATACTGGATTTAAACCAGTACCGGCTGAACCAACTTTAATCCATACTGAACCTGTTGGTCTAGGAGTACTTTGATTACTACCCCATAATGGCATTTGAGCACTTGTGCCATATCCAATTGTCGGTTGATTATATGTTCCCGCGGGAATACCTATATCACTAAGTACTGTTCCAGTACCAGCTGCAATAACAAGACTTGATGTTTCGGAAATACTACGTTGATTACTAAATAAACATAATTTACCACTACGTACTGCGGCAGATAATCCGTTCCATCCTAAATTATTAATAGCGGCAGCAACTCCTGCTACAGTATTATTAGTTGATGCAGGAACTGTAATAGTTGCTGTTACTCCTGTTAAACCTGACAAATTAATTGTAAATGTATTAGCGGCTGTTAGTGTTGGATTAGAATTTGTTCCTTGAACAGTAGGTGTGTCTAATCTCCAATCACTGGCACCTACTATTGCCCAAACATTAGCTGTTGTTTTATACCAATATGTTCTACTAGTGCCATTGACCGGAGTTGTAATTTGAATAGCATTTACTGCATAATCACCAATATTTCCAATACTGCTATTTGGTACACCAGCAGTTAAATCATCCGCATTTGTAATAACAATCGGAGTTTGTAGTGTAAATTGTGTGGTGGTCTGATTAAATTCATATATACCCCATGTGCTTGTAGTAGTATCTAACCAATAGGTACCATTGTCTGGATTGCCAGTTGGACGACCTGTTTGACCTACTAAACTAGCTAGGTCAATATCAGCACGTAAAACATAACAACGATTTGTTACACCTAATGTACTATAGGCTGCTAGTAAACCATATTCATTTAACTCATAACCCTGTATCGGTGTGCCATTTGTCGTTGTATAGAAGAATGGACTACCATATAAGTTTACTAAGTCTCGTTGACTTGTTACTTGGAATAGTTTATTTGCGTTAGCTGCCGTTGTTGCGGCTGCTACACCTGTTCCAGATGCATCAGCTTTGTTTTGTGCTGTTGCTAATAGAATAAGCGGGACTGAATTCGTTGGGGCTGGAAGATATTGACTTTGGTCAATGATTGTTACTTCTACGCCTGGAGATGTTAATGCCATTTTATATTTCCTTTATGTAAAATTTTAAGGTTTACTACCTGTTTGCATATTAATATTTATCAAATACCTTTAAAAAGACATAGTTACCGTGCCTTTGAAGGTTTCCAGAGTAAATACACAATGAGACCTATATGCAATACTTGTGGAAAGAATCACTGTGCCGTTAACTACAACCGGCTAGGTATAACACACTATAGAAGCATGTGCGATGAGTGCGGAAGAAAGAAAAATAAACTTAAACCTAGAAATCCTAAATGGAAAACTAAAGGTTATAAGAAAAAAGCCGCATGTGATTTATGCGGCTTCAAGAGTATATTCACTAGTCAAATTACCGTCTTTCATATTGATGGTAATCTAGACAACGCAGAAATGTCTAATCTACGTAGTATCTGTCTTAACTGTGTAGAAGTAGTAAAAAAGAAAGAAGTTACTTGGAAACGAGGGGACTTACAAGTTGACCACTGAGTTCACTTGCTTATGTAACTCATCTATTGAACCATTGTTGTCAATATAATAATCATACAATAAACCAACACTACTATATTCACTCGCATGGACAGCATAGTTTCCTAACTCTACCATAGCTTTCAATTTTTGTTCACTACCTTCAGGTTCATTATTGTAATCAACTGCCGCACTATACCAGACAGGACGTTCACCCCTGTTAACACGCATCGTGATACCACCTACACTTTTAATAGAGTTAACTTCATTGACAAAACGACAGTCGGTAATCACAATGTTTTCATCTGTTTGGCGTAGTTTGTTCTCTACACTTGCTACCCAAATATCTTTATGAAACCCATTACGACAGACTTCTGTCCCCCAATATTGTAATATCCATCGTGGGGTGATTTCCATACCTAGTCGGTCACTCCACCATTGGTCTTTTTGTTCTCGCCAAGCACGACTGGTTTTAGTAGAACCTTCTAAGTATTCTCTATTCCAACCAAAGACGGCTGCTACTGCGTCTTTTAATGATGCCGCAAAACTAACACGTTTGAACCCGTGAAATGTGCAAAGATAGTCAGCAATTGTGTCCTTGCCGCTACCGATCAATCCTGTAACTCCAATAATCATATGGTAACTCCTGTAATACATATTGTACTACAGGAGAATTGTAATGTAAACTGTTTAGGTTATCCTTAATTATATTATTTACCACTATCAGAGTTAACTAACTTGATGTTAGATATTTGCTTTTGTGGGTAAAAACAAACGCCTTGTCTAAACCCATAATCAACAGAATGTGGGGTATATATAACCCCGTCATACCCAGCTGCCTTTATCTTTGGAAGAGAGTCTGTAGCATGACCTTCGTACCCTGCTTTCTGATCTAGCACGACATAAGGATTTTTCAAAGTTATCTTTATTTTGTAAAGATAGTTTCCTTCCCATGTGTATCTATCATCACTGAAATAAAATTCGTCTGTTGGGAGAATTCTTTTTATTTTTGAATCGGAAGAATGGTAGGCAGTAAAGGTAATTGGCTTACCAAATTTGAAGGAATCAAAATTGCCTTCCGCTACACCTTGCTTACTTTGAGCAACTGCAACATAAGCAGGACCCGTGTAACCATCTGGAAATTTATGAAAGTGCTGAATAGTTCTATGCCAACCTTCTAATAGTTCGTATCCGTCAGGTCTTTTAATTAGTATCACCGGTTCACTTCTAACACCGCCTTGTTTTTGTGCTAACTGTGCTTGTGTAGCATGTCTTTCAGAATCTCTGGGAACGTCCATTCCCATATCGCTAAGTCCGCCGGCTCGACCTTGGAGTTTTCTTAAAGTATGAGTAGTCCACATATTATCCATAGTAAACTTCATGTTAGGAACAAATTGCCATTGAGTGTTTCTATTTAAACCCTCACGATTTAGCATAGTCAATAATCTGCGTTTAGGATTTTCATCATTATAACGACCAAATCCCTGATAGAGCCAATCTTTAACAATATATTCAGGCCAGGTAGGAACAATACTTTTGATGTATTGATACATTCTGTTTCTAGCTTCTGTTAAAAATTCAATTGCTCTCATTTAGCCTTGTACCCAAGTCAACGGTTGACTATAATCCACATAACGTTTTAGTTCTTCAATGAGTTCTTGTTGAAGTTGTTTACTTTCAGCCTTCATTGCCGCACCATTTAAACTTGTGCCACCACCCGGGCCTGCAATGCTAGCAAACTTCTCACGTGCTTCACCAATGATACCTTTTAATACAGCAAATACCCAATCACCAATCCATACACCAGCACCTGGATCTTGTAACAATACCTCTTGTGTTCTTTGTACATCTGCCCAAATCAATATACGTTCACCGGAACCTTTTGGATCACGTACAATACGTAATACTTTGGTTACTGGATCAAATGTATAAACAACATATCCACCAAACATACGTGCGGCTAATTCAACATAACCGGCATAGAAGTCATATGTTGCCATACCACCTGCATAGTTATAGTTTAGCAAATATGTATTAAGAATAGCTGAACTGAATGGATCAAAACTACTAGAACTTGGCCCTGTTTCTAGACCAACTGTTCTACGATATAAACATCTGACGTTAATGAATTCTTGTGGTAGAGTATATGTATCAACATTCTTTTCTATTGTAAAAAGAGTATAGGATTCTGCCGTAGCGTTTTGTGCTCTTTGACGATATACTTTGATAGCGTAGTTATATGCAGCCTCATAGTGTTGAGGGTCTAGTTCCAAGTCAATGATACCATCTCCTAGACGATATCTAACGTTTTGGAATAGTGCCTGTTTTAGTTCATCTAGTGTTAAACCAGATGGCGTAGATAGTATATTTGCAGTAGCTGATATTGTCATAGTTGTTTACCTGTATAATGTATTTATCAGGTTACGCCATAGAGACTGTTTATTGTAAACCTGAGCTTGCAGCCAAATAAGTTCTTGCAGAACTCAACGGGCCACGTTCAGTTGCAGTTGCGGTATCAGTTGCATATGTAATACGGTCTACTGTTGTTTTCTGTCCCGGAGATGGAGAATTGTATCCACCACCAAACCATCCATATGTATCACTATCGGTTGATGCCGCTAGACCTATTCTAGCTGAACTTAATGGTCCGCGAGTACTAGCTGTTGTTGTATCATTAGCATAATCAATACGATCTACACTACTAAAAAAAGGAGTACCAGGGTTATAGCCAGCTCCAAACCATCCATAACTAGGGGTACCGGTTGCAGCCAATCTTTGTCTAGCTAAACTTAATGGACCCTTTACACTTGCAGTAGCAGTGTCTGTTGCATATGTTATTCTATTAACTGTTGACGATGTTCCGCTAGAGCTTTCTCCTCCGCCAAACCAACCATCAGTTGTATTACCGGCCGCAGCCATTCCAAAGAATATGCTTGATAGTCTCCCTCTAGAAGTACCGGTGTCAGTATCTGTTGCATACGTTATTCTAGATACAGTAGATACCTTTACGTTTGAAAAGCCATCAAAGTCTAATCCTCCTCCAAACCAACCATATGTAGTATTTCCTGTTGCGGCAATATAATATGCTCTATAACTTAGTGGACCGCGATTACTTGCAGTGTTAGTGTCTGTTGCATATGTTATGCGTGACACCATAGATAAGGGAGACCCAATTTTACCTCCAGCATACCACCCATAATTAAGATCACTGGTAGCGCCTTGAGCATATCGCACTCCATCTAATGGACCTCGTACTGTTGCTGTTGCTGTATCTGTTGCATATGTTATACGTTGAACAATAGAAGCTTGACCGCCAGCACCACCTCCACCTGCAAACCAAGCCGCTGTTGGAGTTGCAGGTGGAGCGGCAGTTATCCCTACTCCACCACCAAATGATATTCCACCTGTTATCGTTATTGACATAATTGTTACCTTTAGATACGTATATTGTATTTATCGGGAGACACTAACATTATGATTAACCGTAGGCTGCGCCTGCTTGGCCACTTCTATCAGTTCCTACACCTGCTGTGTCACTTGCAACAACCCCTGTATTACTTATCAAGTTAGTTACATATCCACCGGATCCAGATCCTAATATAGCTTTGTCATTGCCATAAACTGCAGCCGGTGCTTGGAATCTACCGGTAGCTACAGTTGCTGTATCAGTAGCAACTACTCCGGTATTACTTACTAGATTAGTTATTGATTTATAACCTCCGGTACTTCCATTATATCCAAGTGCAAACATAGCTTTGTCATTACCATAACCGGTAGCTGATGGATCATTTCTAGGAGAACCAACACCCGTTGTGTCACTAGCAACAACACCGGTGTTTGATACTTTGTTAGTTATACTTGTATAACCTTCACCAACATTACCAAATCCATATCCAAATATAGCTTTATCTGTTCCATATCCTGCGGCGGCTAATGCAAATCTAGCATAACCAACACCTGTAGTATCACCTGCAACAACACCGGTGTTTGATACTAGGTTAGTAATTGATACAAAGGGAGGGTTAAAGTCAAGCCATCCATAACCAAATATAGCCTTATCAGTGCCATAACATGCGGCTGCTAAATTACTTCTACGAGTGCCAACCCCTGTAGTATCTGTAGCTACAACACCTGTATTTGATACTTTGTTGGTCATTGCTACTACTCCAGAAAGTCCTGCGTTAGTAGTTCCATATCCAAATATAGCTTTATCTGTTCCATATCCTGCGGCTGCAAGAGTGCCTCTGCCGGTACCCACACCTGTTACGTCATTTCCAACTATCCCGGTGTTTGATACTAAATTGGTCATTGATAATCCAATCCACGCTCCTGAGTAGGTTAGACCGTATCCAAATATAGCCTTATTCCCTTGAGGTGGTTCAGGTGTTATTGCAACCCCAGCACCAAATGTTATTCCTGCTCCGATATCCATAATATGTTAACCTTTAACATATTTATCAGATATCACCTTCTTTACGGTTTTCACTGTAAAACGCATCAAAACTTCCACCGGGATATCTACTCTCTAACTTACGAACATTCTCTGCAATAACTTCATTTGGATCTAAATTCAACGCACGACAAGCATTAATCCAATACCACATAACATCACCCAACTCACGCTTTAAATGAAACACCTCTGCTTCTGTCAGTGGTTTGCCCTGAAAAAACATCTTCTTGGGCACTTCAATAAATTCTCCACATTCAGCCGCTAATCCAAGACAAGCTGTAAGTAAAAGTGGTACATTGATATCAGGACCATGTACACCATCACCAATGTAATTACCATCAAGTTCATCACACCGGTCCATGAATGTAGTCAAGTCATTGCTTGCCTTGCTGGTTACAGCTTCTACAAAATCTTTGTATTTGTTTAAATCAATATTACTCATTAAAATGCTTTCAAAATAATCATTTGGTCATTAAACCTACCATTAGGTGTTGTACTAACTGCTTTAATATCTTTAAAATACTTACGTGCGGCCGGCTTACTACCCATAACTTCTTTAATCTGTTCACTAGGTTTACGTAATGTCTTTACTTCACTCTGTACGGTATCAAATCCCAACAACGTGCTACCTTTAACTGTAAAGGTTTTACTATAGTCATCGGCAATGTAATGATGTAACTTACGTTTGGCAGTGTCATAGGCCCAAGCTTCACTTGCACCATGAAGCTTGATAGGACTGATACTTAACAAATCAAGTTTACTTGCAGTATCTTTGAATGTTTTAAGATACTTAAGTTTTGCTACAATCTTCTCCACAGGTACCGCCTTACGTGCCCTAGGAGCTTTTGCGGCTTTCTTAACACTAATGTAACTGTTCAAATCACTAATAACCAACTCAATAAACTTCACAATATTTTTTAATTGTGTTTTTGTTAGATGTTGATAACCCTGTACTAATTGACTATCTGTACCTTTCAATACTTCTTCAATTTCGTTCAGTTTCTTTTTCCATACATCGGTTAACAAACTGATATGTTGTGGCATTACATTCTTTTTAGCCACTTCATCAATTGGTCGTAATGTATGTTTAGATCCGGCACCTGATGTAATATATTCATCAAACAATCCTTCAAGTTCACCACCGGCTTCACGTGCTTTATCTTTTAAGATTTCCTGAATGTTAGGTCTTGCGGGAGTATCAGGTGCGCCTGTTGCTGATTGTTCAATAATTTGTGGCTTATGTATTGTTTCAAGCAAACGTTTGATTTCGTTTTGTAGTGTATCTGATTCGGTTTCAGATAGTTCTAGTCCACGTAATTCCATACGTGCTAACCAAGCTAGTGTGTTGATACATTCTTTCTCATCAATCTTACGCATGATTTTAGCCTCTTGTGGGCGTTCACGTAGGTCTAAGTATTGTGATAAGAATTCTTTAGCATCTTTTTTACCATAGAAGCGACCATACCATGTGAAACTACGCATAAGTGCGACTCGGCGTCTATCTGGATCGGGTTGTACGGCAAACATAGGTTCAGGACCTAAATATTCAGTGTCCGGGTCTCTGGGGTTAAGTGTCTTAACCTGTGAATAATCACTAGCTTTAATGATTTTACTTGCGGGTTTACGTGTTGCCATTAAGTTCTCCTAATTTTATAGCGCATTTGTGTATTATAGCATATGTTCCATTTGTTGTCAACCGTGAGATTGACCCATTTTCTTATTCTATTTACTGAACAGTACATAAACGATAAATAATAGATATGCCTAGACTCTCATTATATCACCCCACGAAATCAAATGATTACCGTTTCTTTGATAAAACAATATCAGAGATGTTTACTGTTGGCGCCACTGATTTATATATTCACAAATACTTAGGACCAACAGATCAGGGTGCGAGTATTGACTATACACAGCCACAATATGATTCATTAAATCCAACCAATATACAAGATTTATTATTTTTAGAGAATAGAGATAGAACGTATGATCCTAATATTTATAGATTACGTGGTCATTATAATGTACAGAATTTAGATTTTGATTTAAGTCAATTTGGATTATTCTTAAACAATGACATTATCTTTATTACTGTTCATTATAACGATATGATTGATTTAGTTGGTCGTAAGTTAATGGTTGGTGATGTATTAGAATTACCTCACTTATTAGATTATAATCCATTAAAAGAAACTATACCAGTTGCATTAAAAAGATTTTATCAGATTACTGATGGTAATTTTGCTAGTGAAGGATTTAGTCCTACATGGTATCCGCATTTATGGCGTATTAAATGTGAACCATTAGTTGATAGTGAAGAATTTAGTCAGATATTATCTGAACCAATTAATCAAGATAATTACCTTGGATTATGGGATAGTAATAAAGTATATCCAGCTGGTTATAGTATTACATTTGGTGATAAGAATTATATATCTAAACAAGAAGTACCAATTGGTATTGTACCACCTAATACAGTATATTGGGAACTTGATCCTAATCAAAATCTCAAAGATATTCTTGCTACATATAATAAAAATCTACAAATCAATAATGCTATACTTGAAGAAGCTGACAGATTAGTACCTAAGTCAGGTTATGATAGAACTAATTTATATATTGTTCCTACATATGGTGTATATGAAAGTGATACTCAATTATCAGGTAAATATAATCAACCTGCTCCACCTATAAATGTTTTAGCTAACAATAATGGAGCTCCTGTTGTTGCAACTGGTGTGGTAGCAATAGTTCGTAGTCCTGCTTACAAAAATGCAAGTCCTATATTACGTATACCTAAAACAACTGTACAAAGTATTTGGGATATGTCAGCAGACATGACATTTGATCCTTTAAGGGTTGCAAGACAGATAAACTTAGAGACAGCTACTATTGCACCAACACTAATTGGCAATGGTTCAGGAGCAGTTGAAGGTGAGATAGTATTAACAGCATTGCCAACAGGGCCTATTACAGGACCATATGGTACATCAGATAATACATATGCTTTCGCCGATCAAAACCCAGAAGCTCCAAACTTTACAGGAACAGAACCATACGGTCCAGATACTATGGACTATCGAGCAGATACTGATCCACGATTCCAATTCATTGCTCGTAGTAGTCCAAGAAGCTTTGGCTATACAACTGGCTATTTAGATGGCACTGCAGAAGCACCAAATGGATTCCCAACAGGGGCAGGAATTGCTTTCCCGCAAAATCCAGAAGTGGGTGCATACTTCTTACGTACAGATTATCTACCGCAAATTCTCTATCGTTGGGATGGTAGAATATGGGTTCGTATATCTAAAAATGTCAGAACGCCTACAGGATTCACTGAAACAGATTTGTCACAACAATCTAGCTTCATAAATAATAGTAATGTAACAATAACAACTGATGGTACAAGTATACCACAGAAACAAGCATTGTCAACTATTTTGACAATAGCACCAGATCCAATTCCACCGGTAATATAATATATGGCAGCTTTCTTTTATGATAATCAGGTCCGCAGATTTCTAATTCAATTTGGAAAAATCTTTAGTAATTGGTATGTTACTAAAGGTAAAGACCCGGCAGGTAATGAAATACTTGTTCGTGTACCAATTATGTATGGTGATTCAAGTAGACAAGCAAGTACTATTATTGCTAACAATAGTGCTAGCAATTTACCTAGCGCACCGTTAATCACTTATTATATTACTGCTTTAGAATACGATCAACGTAGAACACAAGATCCTACATTCATTGACAAGATACAAGTTCGTCAACGTAGTTACAATACAGAAACTCAAAGTTATGAAACAGTGCAAGGGCAAGCATTTACTGTTGAAAGATTGATGCCTGTACCTTATACATTAAGAATGACTGTAGATTTGTGGACAACTAATTATAATCAAAAATTACAATTGATTGAACAATTAGGTACACTATTCAATCCTTCATTAGAAATACAAAGTACTGATAACTTTATTGATTGGACTTCACTATCAGTTGTTTACCAAGATGGTTTAACCTTCAGCAGTCGTAGCATACCACAAGGTACAGGTAATCCTATTGATGTAATGAGTTGGAAATTCTATATGCCTATATGGATTAGCAATGCGGCTAAACTTAAAAAGATGGGTGTTATTGAAAAGATTATAGCAAGTATATTCTCTGGTAAAGCACTAGATGATATACAGAATGATGATTTATTATTAGGTACACGACAAAAGATTACTCCATATGGATACAAGTTACTATTGATAGGTAATAGTTTACAATTATTACCAGCTAATCAAGATTTTTATCCAAGCAATGAGGATTTAGATTTACCACCTAACCCTAATACAAGTTTGTATTGGTCAAGTCTATTGAATGTATACGGAACTGTAAGACCGGGTATTAGTCAGATATGGTTACAGAATCCTTTTATGGACACTGAGATTGTAGGTACTATTGTGCCTGACCCAGTAGATGATAGATTATTGATATATGATATTGACCCAGATACCCTGCCTCAAAATACATTGGATCCTGTAGACAGCGTGATTAACCCATTAGTCACAGGACCAAATGCAGGGTTACCTCCCGCAGAAAATGGAATGCGTTACTTAATAGTAGACAACATAGGTAGCGAAGGTGATACTACTATCGCATGGGGTAATGTAGTAGCATATGCCAATGATATTATTGAATATGATAGTTCTATGGGAGAATGGTTTGTATCATTTGATAGTGCCCAAGCTACTACAGTTGAATATGTTACCAATTTGACAACTAGCATACAGTATCGCTATGTTAATACCGAAGGTGCATGGATGAAATCTTGGGAAGGCTGGTACGACCAGGGTGATTATAGTATTGTAATCTAATTTACTTTATGCTATAATATGTTAGCATATGAATAATATCTCAGCAGGCGTTTTCTTTTACGCTAAAAATACACAACGATTCCTATACTTACTTAGAACGGATAATAAAAATCCGGGCAATTGGGGAATACCAGGTGGTAAAATAGAAAATGGTGAAACGTTACTTGTAGGTATTGAAAGAGAATGTACTGAAGAAATTGGGTACTTCCCAGATCATGCAAAACTAGTACCAATACAAAAGTTTGTTAATAATACATTCACATATCATACGTTTTTTTGCAAGATAGATGAAGAATTCATTCCAGTATTAAATTATGAACATTGTGGGTATGCTTGGGTAGGTGATAATCAATATCCTAAGCCATTGCATCCTGGGTTATTTAGTACAGTAAACTTTGATGTTGTACAGAAGAAATTAAAATCACTTACAAAAAAAGAGACCTAAGTCTCTTTTTTTATTTTAGCAATTTTGCTATTGTATCAAATCCCAGTGATCCTATTACAACTCCGGCGCCCATCATCATCCATCGCCACTTTTCTAAAGCAGAGATTTTTTCAGACATTGCCTGATGTGCTGAAGAACTAGCGTCCTTCATGCCCTTTAACATCACTCTAGTATCATCGTTGTTTTTTACCATTTCAACGTGTATATCTCTGATATCCGTTTTTATTTCACGAATATCATCGGTGATGTTTTGAACTTCTACCTGAAGAACTGCAATTTCGGTTTCAGTTTTTGGCATTTTAATAGTTCTACCGGTTGCCATGATTAAGCACTAGCAATTACTACGATCGGATTAGGTTGACCGTTAGCCGCATTAGCAGCCGCCGCAGTATTGAATGTAGCAATAATGTCAGGGTTAACACTATATGCAACAGCAGTACCTGTACCAGATCCTGAGGCAGTAGCAGTGAATGTAATACCTGTCATATTAGCCATTGCACCAACTGCTGTCCAGTTTGTTGTACCTGCACTGTAAATTGTGTAAACAGTACCTGCTGATAATGAACCGGCTGCAACTTGTGTTGGGAACACTTCAGAGTTATAGTCATTAATACTTGAAACATATGCTGTAGCAGAGGCTGCATCAGTAGACAAGATGTTCATTGTATTTGGTGTCAACGCTGTATTTGCAACGTTAGCAGTATAGCATTGTGCTGTTAAACCAGTTGTGCCGCCTGTTACTAGATATTTTGTTTTGCCTTTTTGACGAACAATAAAGCCAGCTTCATCATTTGCATAAACAAATGCGGCTCCAGTTGAAGCTACGGCTGCATTTGCAACTAATTCAACTACATCTTGTTGTGCGTCTGGTGTACCAGTAGCACTTGACAAGTCAACTTCAGCACCGCCCAATGTTGTAGAAACAGTAAATGCGGCGGCGTTTGCGATTGCTTTGACAAAGTAAACTTGACCAGAAACTAGACCACCTAAGTTAGCAGTAAATCTTACTGTTCCGTTGGCTAATAATGTTTGAGCATTACCTGAAGTACCAATGATGTTACCTGTATTTTGTGTATTAGCAACCGCAACTGTTGTTAATCCTGGAACTGTGTTTGCAAAACCTATACTAGTGTAGTCTGTGCTACCATTAATGTTTGCGCTTGCTACCTGAATAGCAGAACCAACACTTAATGTATTAGCTAAATCAGTACCAATACCAGTTACATATGCAGTATTTGTAGCAGAATACAATGTACCTGTACCATTAATACCAATAGCAACACGTGTTAAGACTTGTTTACCAACAATACTAGTATTGCCACCAACTACACCGTATGTGTTAGCGTTAGTTGCAGGGAAGCCTGCACCACCGACTGGATTATTGAAGTAAGCATCAACTACACCAACTGACATACTAACTGTTTGACTACTTGTGTCAGTTAATGTTGCCATAACTTGTGGTTGAACACTTAAATCTGTAGCAGATACATCAAATGTAGTGTTTGATAGTATTGAATTTATAAAATATGTAACACCTGCGGTTAGACCACCGACTGTAGTGGCTACTTGGAATGGCATTCCTTTAGCTACACCAACAGTTGGCGATGTTGTTAGATTTCCACCTGATATTGTAACGATACTGCCTGTAGCGGCTGTATCAGTAATTGTTAAGACTGCTTGAGCCTTTGCGATTTTTAGAGGACGTCCCATTTGATTTTCCTTTATAAAATTAGCGGGTTCTAGCCGCTACGCAGTGGGTAACTGCATAAACTTGCAGAATGCAAGTGTATTATATATTTATCTAAAAACTGTATTATTGAGTACCTGTATTGGCATGTGGTGCACCAAGTTCAGTAATACTGAATTCAGATCCTGCGCCGCTACCAGTAGTAAGAAACGCTACTACATTGCCTTGACCGCAATAAACACTATTGTAGGAGTCATTAGCAGAAAAAATTGCTGACTGCTGTGTAGCAATTGCATAAGGAACTCCCGCATTGTTGAAAGTGTATGCAACATTTGATAGTGCTACACTTGCATTAGATGTTAGTGTTAAACTAGTAGCATTTGCAATACTTGATATAATTCCTACGGTTGTTCCGGTTGTGTTACCTATCCAAGCACCAACTGACAGTTGAGTATTAAATGCTGTCCCAACACCAGTGACTGTTGCACTGTTAGTTGCTGCCGTTGCTGTACCAGTACCAGCTACTCTAGGATAACCTGTCACAAGGTGAACACCTACACCCGTAGTTGATATTCTAATCTTGTCCGTAGCAATATTTGCTGATTGTTGTGATACTGCATTGCCTGTATATACGTATGATGCCATTTTATTTTTCCTATTATTTTAAAGTCTTCCGACTGCTACTTCAATGATACCTTCTATACCATCAAAATTTTCTAATGATTTGCCAATTACTGAACCAATATATGGGTGAACCATTGGTCTAGCATAACCTTCGCCGGCACTTACTAGCATGTCACCTTTGCGTACAGTTCCACGAACTTTACATGGCACACGTCCTTGCAATGCTAATGCTACAATATAATCACCTTTACATTGTGAATTCATCACATAAGCTGGATTAGTTGATACTACACCTGCTACCCTTGTTGTGCCATCTTCCGCTATTGTAACTTCTTTGAATCCACCAAATTCTACTACAGTTCCAGATTCGTATGGTTTATCTGCTTCATAATATTCTGCTAAGTCGGCGTATGTAGCATTCAATCTTGAACCAGAACTCAATGACCAGTTACCAGTAATTGTACCTACTGTTACATTGGAACCGGCTGTTAACGTTGTGGCTCCTACTGTACCAGTAAATGTAGGTAAATAACTTGCTACATTGCTATTACTATATGCACCCGAAAAACTAATAGCTACCCCATTAGCATAATAATAATTGTCTGTTTTAATTCCGCCGGTTGTAACGTTAGCACTAACAGTAACACTTGTTAATGTACCAACACTTGTAATATTTGGTTGCGCCGCAGTTGTAACAGTACCTGCAGTTGTCGCACTACCTGCAGTTGTTGCATAAGTTGCATTGGCTACAGTACCGGTTACATTAGCACCGGGAATAGATGTTAATCCAGTAGCCGCGCCATAATGTGTACCAGTTACATTTGCACCACTGATGTTGCCGGTAACTGCTAATGATGTTAATGTGCCAACACTTGTAATATTTGGTTGTGCCGCAGTTGTTACAGTACCTGCAGTTACAGCATATGTTGCATTAGCTACAGTACCGGTTACATTAGCACCGGGTATTGAAGTTAACCCAGTAGCTGCGCCATAATGTGTACCAGTTACATTTGCACCACTGATGTTGCCGGTAACTGCTAATGATGTTAATGTGCCAACGGATGTAATATTTGGTTGTGCGGCTGTTGTTAATGTACCGGTTAATAATGTACCCGACACATTACCTGCAGTTACATTTCCTGGAATAGCAACTGCACCTGTAATTTTATTGAATGTAAATCCAGCATTACCTTGAATTACATTATTATCGTTAAATTGAATTGTTGTGTTGCTTCCGCCGGCAGCGGCTGCCCCGCCACCTGATGAAATTACAGAAGTAGCTATACCTGTATTTGCAGTAGCAGTTAGTGTAGTAGTATTCAAACCAGCAGTCAAACTTGCATCAGTATATAAGCCTACGTTACCTGTTGTTGCAAAGTCTACTGCTAGTTCTACATAGAATGTTTGACCATTGACAACATTGTTTGCGTTTGCACCTAAAACACCTGATATAGTAACTGATTGGCCGTTAGTATACGGTGTTGTATTTGCAACTGTCATGATACCAGTACTGGCACTAGAAATTGCGACAATTTCGGTATATAATGTTCCTTTAGGAGTCCAAGATAAATTACCCAACCCATCAGTTTCTAAAACATATCCAATAGCACCACCTGTAATAGTGATATTAGAAACACTTCCTAAATTGATTTCACCGCCAGTTGTTCCGCCTTTATTAACCCAATTGGTTCCGTCATAGCTTAATACTTCACCATTACTGGCTGCAGAAATATTTAAATTGCCCTCACTACCGTTAATTTGACTAAAGGTAATATTTGAATATGCTGTTAATACTTCAACATTTTCATTTGGATTGGGTGTTGTAGTGCCTATAAAAAGACGTTTAGCGTCATTTGCCCAGCCAAGCTGTGCTTCGTCTAACTGTGGCAGGTCTACAAGGTTACCTGAACGCTGTTGGATTTTAGATATCTGTATAATGGCCATAAGTGTAATTCTTTGAAGATTTACACTTATTTATCATTATTTCTTATAGAAAGCTCATGTAATATTTTTCAACACGCTTAAACCAGATATCTGTGTACTTGTCAAACTCAGAGCCTTCTAAAATGAATTCTTGATATTCATTTGCGGCAGAACACATAAAAATAACACCCTTACGGATAGTTGTGCCATGAACTTCATTATGTGCATTAGCATAAGCCGCTAATTGAACAAAATAATCTTCAATCCACTCACGTTTTTTAGGTTTATTTGTTTGCTTATGATCCATGATAGCTTCATCACCATCATGAACACCTGCTAGGTCTGTCGTCCCTGCATAAATTTTTGGATAATACAAAGGAACTTCTGTACCCCACCATTCACTACATTTAACAAGACCTTCATTAATGATTGATTGGGCCATTTTATGGCTTTGCAAGCTATACGGATTGCTTCCGGGCTCATTGAGTACTCCTGTCTTAATGTAATCTTCAAGCCACTTGTGCATTCGTGTTCCACGGCCTGCGGCTTCTGTTGTGATTTCTTGTGCTTTTTGAACACCTACACGCTTACGCCAATTTTGTAATGCTTGTTTAGATTCTTCACTTTTAGTAGCATCTAGTATCGTTGTAACACTAGGAAGTTTCTCACCATCGGGTGTGGCATATTTTCGTGACCCGTTTATTGTTTCCCTAAGTAAAGGAACATAATTATATTTGTTTGGAATGTACATTAGACTATTATAATATATTTTATAACCCAATGCAAGAGTTTAGGTTAAACTCTAAAACTTTCTCCGCAACCGCATCGGTCACGCTCATTTGGATTACTAAATTCAAAACCCTCATTTAACCCATTACGTACATAATCCACTATCATGTTCTTTAAATAAACATCATGTTTTTTATCTACTAACACAATAAAATTAGGTTGTGCGTAATTTATTATGGATTCATCATATTTGTAGTAGTCTACATATTCCAAAACATATGCCAAACCACTACAACCTGTGGTCTTGACGCCTATTCGTATTCCTAGACCTTTACCACGTTTTGTTATTATTTGTTTTATTTTGTTTGAAGCTTTTTCAGTGATTGTTATCATCTTACTTCATTGCTTTTTGTGCCATTTGTTTGACAACTTTTTTACTATCTTCTTCTTCAGGTTCTACTGGGGTCTCTTGACCTTTAAATATAACCTTATCACCTTGAATGTTTGTAATACTATTCTTCAATGGTGGCTTTTTAATCATATCATACAAATCTTCTTTGGCTAATATGATATCGTTATCTTTATAATAATTTAATAACTCATCAACTGACCAGTCAGAATGTTCAACACCACTATCAATATCGCTAGTTAACTGACTTGTGACAGCAACTAATCTTACTAATAGTGGGTTTGGATTTGAAAGCTCAAATAATCTCATTATCTCTTTGCACGGCCTGCGCCTGCAACGGGCATTTCTTCATCTGGTTCTTCAACAGAAACATCATCATCAACGCTGAATTCATCTTCACCGTCATCAGTAGACATATCCATATCTAAATCAGCAGACATATCACCTGAATCATCGCCAAATGCGTTATCAGCAGGGTTACCGCCCATCATATCACCGCCTTGACCAGTAATGCCATTCAATGCAGATTGCATTGTACCTTTACTTTGTGTCAATGCGGCCTGTACAGAAGTTAATGCTTCGGTAACTTGTTGATTGAAAGATTCACTTTCATTCACACCGATCTCAGATTGAACACCTGATGTTAATGCTGGTAATTCTTTTACTAGCATATCAGATACTTCTTCAACCATCTTTTGTATTTGGTCTACCATGTCTTGGGCTGCAAGAACAACCTGTGACTTCTCAACTTCTTCGTTTTCTACAACGATACGAGTTTTGGGTAGTGATTGCAAATAGCTAAAATGGTCAGCTAATGCTTGTTCCATAAACACTAGTTTCATGTACGATGGACTAGTTTGGCTTTGGTAAAATTCAGCAGATGATTTAGTTTCATTAATCAATCCGCGAACTTTACTAAGCATAGACTTAGTTTCCGTAACGGTCATTCTCTTTGTATTGAACGGAAGAGAATAGTGTTCATTCAACGCCTGTTTAGCAGTTGATATTTTTTTGTTGTCAAATTCAGTTAGTTTCATAGTTATATTCCAAGACTAATATAAAGTATTTATCTTTTTTGTTTTATTGTACGGGTTTTCTGTTAAATCTGTTAGTCTGCCAACGCTTAGAATCGTTAATATAAGTATACAATTCATCAGTAATCAGCTTTTTTTTCAGTTTATCTTCACTTAATTTGGCTAAAAAAATCAATTTGTCATTGGAATTTTTAGTATTTTTAAATATTTTAGTATGTAATGATATGTCAACATCTAACCCTGCTAGTAAGTTATCCAATAATAATATCCGTTCAGATTGATATAATAAATTTCGTTTATCATAAGTACACCAAGCCACAGCATGTTTTAGTTCATTAAATGAATGTGTAGTAAATGTTGTTGACATTGTAACAACATATTCATTTTTTATTGTTTTATCAATGTGATATGTATTGAATAGTTCATAGCTTCCATCAGTATTTTGAAAAATAATAATATCTTCTATTTCCCCTAGGAAGTCAGCTTTCATTAACCTTTCCAACTGTTTTTCTGGATTATTACGTTTAACCATAGTTTACAACTTTAAAATATATATTTCTAAGTTCATCTGATGTATCCAAAAACGCAGGAAGTTTGTTCCAAGCTGTATCGGTTTTAATCATAGGAACTGTATCACAATCACTATATAATGATCCTAACTCATTTATACCATCATTAAACACACTAGGATGCTGAATGTCAAAGTCAAATGACCAACAATCATAAGTTTCATTTTCAATTTGTTGGTATAAAAATCCAAAGTTAGTAAATTGATCAAAACGTATTTGTATTTTTTCTGGTTTTCTTCTAACGTCAGGTTGACTTCTTAATGAAATTGATTGTACTACCGTATCAAAATTACATTGCGTGTTTCTTCGTAGTAACCAATTTGGTATTTCTTCATCAACTACAGGACGATGTCTATTCATTACACCAGTAGGTGTAATATCAAATAGCGTGTAGCAAGTAATAGTAAAACTCATACTACTATTTAATAGAGGTAAAAAAACCCGAGAATTTCTCGGGTCCTTTTATTCAAGTTAAAAATTAACCTGTGAATGTTGCAGAAGCGGCAACTGTAACTGCAACACCAGCGGCTGTAACTGCTGTGTCCATAGTTGCTGTTGTCCATGCGCCTACTGGATAAATAGCCATTGCGAATGTGTCATCAGAAGCGTCTGTGTACTCATAGATGTAAATTGTAGCTAATTGTTGAACCGTTTGAACGATTGTGTTGATATTAGCTGTAGTGAAAGCTCCAGTATCTTTAGTGATAGTGAAAAAGTCTAACTTAGGACCTTGAGGTTGAACTGTTGCGGCTGAAGTAACAGCGTTAACACCAGAGTTAGTATAAGCTGGGCTATCGTAGTTAATAACTGGTAGATAGTCACCGTTTGTGCGTGTAAATTGTGCCATGATAAAATTCCTTTAAGTTTGTGAGCATATAGCTCTACTATTATTTATGCCTGGAACAAAAAAATCCAGGATTTGGGCTTATCTTCCGGCTAAATTTTGACGACTAAAACCCATTCTATCTACAAATTTTAGTCCATTTGCTACAAAACCTTCATGTGTCTCGGTACCATCTTGTAAATATCCTTTAACCGGACTAACTTCTGCGGCTTTATTAAGTTGATTAACTACAGACATTTTAAGAGTGTATAGTGCAGACCATATAGTAAACGCACCTATTATAGCATCTTTGTTTTGATTTAAATGTTCTGAAATCTTAGCTTTCATTTTATCTGTCATGGGTCTAGCTTCTACAAAATCCATAAACCCACTAGCTAAATTGTTTAAATCACCAGCAACAATCTTCTTGTTAATATATACAGTAAATAATTGATTAAATGTATTACGTGCTTGAGGAGCAGTATTCATTAATTGGTCTACTGCAGGACCATATTTCTTAATTGCATTCTGTGCATTCTTTACTAATGTAGTATCTATCTTAAGTTTAGGAGCTGTTGGCATAGCACTAGGAACAATAGCAACATCACTGTTATTCTTCAATTGCCCTATGTTACCATTCAACGTAACAGCATCATCTGTTGTCATAGCATTAGGATCAATATATTGATGTACCGCAATGCCTGCTCGTTTTCCACCCATCAATTGACCGACTGAACTATTGGCATCTACTTTATAAGTAATACCATTAGGATTAGCTTTAAAAACATAACTACCATTTTGGTCATTTAACGGTTGATGAAATAACAAATCACCCCAATAATAACCTTTAGCACCTTTGCTAGCTTTTTCTAATCCAGGCCATATCTCATTGATAATAGGCCATAAACTATCACGCTCTACCCCACGTGCTTGGTCATATTGAACAAACTGTTCTGGGCTGAATACTTGCCGTCCAGTGCCATCTTTCTTATTGAACATATGTTTGTCCATAATACTAAACTTACCTGAACTATTACGTCCAAATATCAATGCAGGATATCCATCCCATTTTATTGTAACTGTTGCTGGATTATTAACTGTAGCAATTATAGATTGTATTGCACGATTAGCACCTTCACTTCCACCTAAAAAGATTAAATCTTCTGGGTGGTCTAAATGACCCTTATCTTCGTTTATAGATAGTTTGTCAATTTTAGATTTAAGTAATGCTAGTGTTTCCGCTAAATTCATAACTGCTCTTTGTCGCTGTTCTTCTTTATTGATTTAGAGAACTTGCCTTGGTCACGGGATTTAATCGCCCCTAGCAACTTTCTCTCTAATATCTCTGCTTGTTCTTTAGGATAATTTCTATTAATCATCTCTAATAGATTGATTGCACTGGTAATGATATTGTGGGCTCTACTCTCAATAACATGACTTGTATCACGATTATTGCCGATAGCTTCCAATTCCTGCAGAAGGCTGCGAGTTTGTTTTTGCATAATAGTTTCCTAATAGTATTTATCTATTTTAAGGTTTATTTCTTTAAACTGTTAAGCAAATTCTTCAATTTTGACCCTTGAACATCTACTACAACTTTCTTGTTTTCAGGCTCTAATATCTCACCTGTACTTTGGTCAATAATAGGTTCTGTTGATTGTAGTGTAGATTGTGGTTTTAATTTATTCATAATATCAATAGCACTAGGTTGTGGTTTATAACTATCTTCACCGTCACCACCATTGTCACTAATACGCATAGTTTCAATATTATACTCTAAATCAATTTTCATGCCTACACCCGTTGAACTACGACTTTTCATACATTGAATCTGATATTTACCTCGCTCTCGCATACTACGACTTGTAAAGATACCAAACACATTATCTGCTGTATTAATCTTACTGATACCACCAGCAATGTGACTGTGGTCAAATTCAATCTCATCTACCGCACTACGATTCAACTGACTAGCTGTAACCATCAGTATACCCATCTCTTTTGAAAGATTGCGTAATTCTTCAGCAACATACTTGTCTTTGATAAACTGATCGTTGGGATTGACTTTAACAGAGACCGGCATTACTAGATCCAAATAGTCAATCATCACAAAGTCAATTCTAATCCCTGTTTGAATCTGCACTTCTTTTAAATATGCACGGATATCATTTACATTACTTTGTGCAGGTAATCCTTTAACACGATATTGTCCTGCTTTCTTACCAACCATCTTAACCTTAAGTTCAGTTGATCCAATATCTTTCCGAATATCTCTTGTACCCATATTAGTTAACATTGCATCTGTCCGCAAACTAGTTAATTCTTCACTCAATTCTAATGTAACATATACTCCGCTCATCCCTGCTTGCAGCCAGTTCAATGCTATGTTCATCATTACCAATGACTTACCTGAACCCGAACCACCTGCAAAAATATTCAATTCACCACGACTCATGCCACCATAGAGTATCTTATCCATCTGTGGCCAGCCTGTGCTAACCTGTCCACCACTGTTAAAGTATTTGTTAATACGTCCTGCAGGATCAGCAAAGTAATCTGTACCCATGTCTTTCTGTAAACTGATTTGTACTGCATCTTTAATTAGTTTCTCAACAGGACCAAAATCACCTTTCTCAAGTAAGTCAGCACTCTTTAGTATTGCTCTTTCTAATTCTTGTCGTTTAGTAAAACTTTCAAATTCTTCAAAGAACCAATCATAATGCCCTTGACTTAATTCAGGTATAACTTCAAGATCCATACCAGTTAGTGCTTTAATTTGTGTGCTATCTGGAAGTACATTATATTTTGTTGTATGTTCTTTAAATAATTCTGCTACCGGCCGCAATGATTTATCAAAGTTTTCAGAGTTCATAATATTCATAACTCTAGTATACAACTCGGCATTTGTAATCATCATTTGCAAAAACAACTTTTGCAATTCTACACTATATTCTTTATTATCCGATTGTTTTCTCAATTTTCTTCCTCTGTATTTCTATTTTTATTTTACTCATCGTAGCACTTTGCAAGATGCTTAATAGAGTTGGCAACTTGCCATATCTTACAACAGCATCGTTGACATCTTTAATATCCGATTCCCAATTAGGTAAACTAACGCTATAGCCTAATTCTAATGCTCTATCACATATCTTTAAACCTGTCTTATCTCTATCAGGTACTACAATAATTTGTTTATTTAATGACGCAATTAATTGTGCTTGTTCATTGCTTATATCATCATGCATGATCGCTATACCATCAATACTTAATGCATCAAATATGCCTTCAGTCAATATACATACTTGCCATTCAGGTTTCTGTATATCAATATTGAACACATATCCTGGTTGTTGTTCATTAATATATTTTGGTATTTTGTTGTCTAAGAATCTGCTAGTGTGACCGACGATTTTATTCTTATAAGTGTAGGGAATTATTATTCTATTTGCGTAACGACCTTTTAGATTAGGTGTTATTAAGAACGGATACTCATTATAATTTATCCCCCTTGACTGCACATAATCAATGTACACTTTGTGTAATGGATTATTTTCATCAATTAATTCACCTTCAGGTAATTCGTGATCCTTGAATTTGATTTTTATTTTAGTTTTCTTTTGAATTACTATATCAAGTAAATCTTTTTGCTGTAAGCTTTCTAAACTCCACTTACCTATTTGTGTATCATCAATTCCACACCATAACAATAGTTGTTTTGTTTTATAGCTGATGCTTCTACCTAATACAAAGTTACATTTGTATCCACAGTTAAAACAATGCATAGACCAGTTAGTTTGTCCGTCAAACTTAATACCACCTCGCATTCTGCGATCAGGTTTGTGACCAAGATGACTACAACAGATAGCATTAAAGCTATGCCATCCACTAGTTGTTGTTTTTTTCTTGCCGGGAATTATAGATAAAATATCAAACATTAGTAATAGTATAACATACTACGACTGTAATATCAACAACTATGGTTGCTTATCTTACCAATATATTGGTTACTGCGCCGGAATTACTTTCAAATTGCATTCTGACGTACGGATGATATCCTTGAACCACATACCCTTTGGTATCAGCAACATTATCATATGTATCGGTTGTGATAGGATACCAATCTCCATCTACAATAGTAGAGCCTTCAATAGCAATATTTCCATAATAATCAATATATTGTGCTTGTAGAGTTAATATAGGATTATTATTAGTAGAAATAACACTAGTGTAATATATTAAGTTACTATCACTATTTCCATTAGGGGAAGTGTTTGGGAAACTTTGTCCTGTAGGTATACTAACAGAGGCAGAAGGAATAAAGCTAGGTAACACACTATTAACAATATTCAGATCACCACGTGCACCTGCATTTTGGTCAACAAATACAGGATAGTCAAACTCTCCTACTGGTATTTCTAGTGAATAATAACATTTTTGTGTATCAATATTTTCTATATCTGCTGGACCTATAATCAATGCGGCTATACCGGTTGCAGGTAATTGTAATGTTAATGCTTTTTGTAATAATACTGCTCCGCCGGTATAGTTAATAATCCTACATGTAATAGATTTACCAGTTATGTCTACCGGTTTTTGTTCCTGATTTAAGAACTGGAACTGTATTTGATTGTCTACACCTTTGTGTAGGGTCAGTGGTTTGGCATACTGAGGCATATAACTCCTTGGCGAATATCCTGATAATAATACAACAATCTGTCTTTGCGTATAAATGAAAACTTGGGTTGAGTACACAAATGTAATCTCCTATTGTGTATTTAGTCATCCATATATATTAATTTATTAATGGTTTGGGAAGGGTGATAAATATATCCGAGACTATAATTTTAATGATACAAAACGAGTTTTTTAAACGCCTAAGCGAAAATCACCCTTTCATAACCATTTGTTCCTACGCAAATCAGGATTATGTAGGAATTGTCCAGAACCGAGACGATATTGTCACCACTATATACGATTACGGTGCTATAATAGACAATGATGTTAAAGAGAAATTCCTAGAACTAGGAGATGTTTGGTGGTGGGAATCTAACAGATTAATACCTATTAATCTATTTTTAAAAGACGAATGGACTATATTCAAGCCCTATATAAGAACTTTTAACAACAAAAGTCTCACAATACTACATGGTCCTGTTTGTAGTATCATTGAATTAAACAAACGTAGAAGCAAACGCCGTAGCATTACACTAGTAAAACGATTACCCTAATAAGTTCATATGGACTACAACCAATTGTGAATAGGCTAGGCTATGACTTTTCTTAAACACATATCCATCAGTTCCCTTATCCCACACAGTTTTAGCAATCTCACTCCATCTTTCACCGATCAAATGCTTTTTACCAGGACGAATAACAGCTAAAAACATAGCTAATCTTGGGATACTATCTACTGGTTCTGGCATCTTTTGTAAATTGTAGAACTGATTATTCAAGTGAATCAACTTCTCTACAAATACAGGATCTTTTAATTTACTCCAATCAGGTTCATGCATTAACTCTATAAGATGTGCTTCATTACGTACCTGACTATAAACGTGTACATTCAATAAATCTAATTTAAAATAGCCACGCTTTTCTGCCGCTGTATAATCAATACTTGCTATATTGTTTACTGGATCATACGGTACATCTGTAATATATACACCCGTAGCATGATTACGTATAGGCTTAACATTACGCATTGCCGCTCTTGTGTGAGGAATTAACTTTAATAAATCATCTCTTGATCCGAAGTCAATGTCAATATCACTATCTATTCTCATCTTGCTGGTGCTACCAATTCTGCTTTAATTAACTTAGTATACGCTTTTTGCACTACAATAGCTTGTCTTTCGGCATCTTCTACTGCTTTGTGACTTGTGGTGTGACCACCGTCTTTAAGTTTTACACCCGTAATATCGTAAATAGTTCTAGTATCTCTAATAGTCCAGAAAGGCCAGGGAATAGGATTAGGCTTGTTGCTTGTTTGTCTAAATGCATTTTCCATTACAACTACGTCAAAGCTCGCACCATTGCTCCAAACAGCATCACGATTCCAACAGAACTTATAAAGGGTCTCCATGCACTCTTTAAATGGCACACGTCCCCCGTCTCCCATAGCTTCTTCAAGTGCTTCAGGGCTCTGCTCACTCCACCATCGTAATGTGTCCTCATTAATACTCCTATTATAAATCTCTGTTTGATCCTCAACTGTAGGTCGTAATTCTAATCGTTCAACTACACCTTGACCTTTAGGATCAAACCTTACTGCGCCAATAGTTAAGATAACACAATCAGGTGTTGTATCTAAACTTTCAATATCTATCATAATGTGATTTGCCATATTACGCCTGTAATGTTTTCCAAATATATTGTTTCTCTAAATAGTCCTGAAACTTTATTGCTTCAGATTCACTATTAAATACTACACCTTTGATATCATACATATCTTCTAGGTATCTAGCATAGTCCCCGTTAACATCTTGTGCCCAAGTAAGTGCTGTAATCCACATAACATCTATTTCTCCACCACTAAGTACGCCGGACATTATTGCTATACCAACTTCGTAACTACCGATATCGGCAAACAACACAGCTAATAGTCTTTTCTTTGTATCAAACTGCCGGATACTCTGCCATTTAGGCCATGATACTAGAAATTTATTGTTTTGTACAGTGGTTATGGGAAAGGGTGTATTGTTCATTGGAATTTTAATAAAAATATTAGGTACTTCTTTTCGTCAACAATCTCATAACCATCTGTTATGTTACCATTAACTATGTTCATTCTTATACCATATTGTCCTATAAGGTAATCTTCAAAATCGTATGCGTCAAATTCTTTGTTCTGTGCCATATATTCTTTACGTACAAGTTTCAATGCCGCCCAATAATCCCATCGTTTTTTACGTTGTTCTATTAATGGATCATCGTCATCGTAATCTTGTATTTTTGGAATTGATACCATCAACTCCACCTCAACGTAAACATAATGTAATCTTTCTCATATCTAAACTTAAAGCTAACTTTATTTGTATCAGTAACACACCATCTACTATGTCGTCTGTATTTGCCTACATTACTTACTAACCATTGTGTCATCTCATTGTATTTGTCAATGTGTTCTGCTCTAACTGAACATTCATACCATCCTGGCTTAGTATATGCCCAACCAAGTTTGTGGTCATAATGCTCATCTATTATTGCCATCTAAGTAGAAACCATTCTAAATCTTTTTTGTCACGGAACCAAAACTTAGAATTATTCATATACCATCTCATGTCAGGTGTCCATACTCCGTCGTGTGCTGTAGGACCAAATGTTTCTACCATCCATGCTTCCATTTCTTTCCATTTAACAATATTAATTGGTTGTACAGTCAAATACGGTTGACCATAAACCGTACCCTCGCTAAAGTCAAAAGAATTCCATCCTAATGCAGACATTAACACCATTGCGTCAATATCTTTAGCCATTTGATCGGCTACTTGATTAATAATTTCTTCTGTTATATTCATCCCCACCTCAACGTAAAATAGCTAGCATTACTATCATTGTAAAAAGTAAATCTTGCATGTCGTTTCACAATAGGATCATGGCTAAAATTGTCATACTTCTCTTGGTAGTAAGCATAGTCAAAATCAACACCCTGAATATAACCCATGTTTCGTAACTCATGTCCTATTTCCATAGTTCTCTTAGCAGTAATATATAGGATAACATCAGCCACATTATCCCCATCTTAACTCAAAATGGATAGCATCTTTCTCATCTACAAAATAAAAATCCATATAATTTTCTGTTGGATGTGTTGTATACTTATCACCTGGTAATCCAAAATGTTCTACCGCCCAAGCACAGGTTTCATTCCATGTAGGTATATCATGAAATGGTTGCCATGATATACGAACTCTAGTACCCGCCTGCATTTAGTAATTCCTTAACTTGTTTAACATTTGCTGGATCACGATTAAACTTTAATGCCCATTGCTCTGGATTAATATAGTCCATAATCATCTTCTGCTGGTCATCACGTAATGTACTTAAGAACTGTACACCACTAGAACTTTGATATAACATCCATGGACTAATTCGTCCTCTGGCTATCTCATAACATATATTGTTTGGATTACCGTAACGTAAATAATCTCTGCTTTGAATCTTCTCTGCTTCAGCTTTTTCTATTGCTGTTTCAATGCTACGATGTATCGCATCTAATGGATCTTCAGTACGCAAATATTCACATAAGAACTTTGTATAATTAGTATCTTGACGCCAGTTATCAATACGTATTGAATTCTTTAACAACCAATCACTAAATCTACTAACATTAATACACTTAATTTCTACACAATATAGACCAAACTTAATGAACGCAAGATAATAAGGATTCTTAATGAATTCTTCATATGTACGATTCTTTGTTCCTGCAGTGTTCTTTTTATAGAACTGTAACCAAGCTTGAAAACCCACACGATTACCTTGACGGTCACGCTCTAACCATCTACGTTTAGTTTCACATATGTGTTTAAGTACAGTACTCTCACGTTGAAAAGTAGCTTTACAAAACTCACACCCATACATTGATTTAGTTTCCTCGGTCTTTTTCATATTCTTTAATATCTTCTTCAGTCACCAATTGACTAAGAACTTCTATATCAGATTGTTTTAAGTTAGGGTATGTTTCTGCCAAATAACATTTACGCTTGTGTTCTTGTACAAATGCTTTAGCTATCTCATCAATATCATCACTATCTACCTTAGGATAAATCTTAGTGTAATATTCTTTAATCTCCTTGACTTTTGCAGGTTCTTTTAATGATGTTACTTTACTACCTAAATGAGGTATCCACTGATGGAATTGTTTACCTAATCCAGGACTACTAGCACATAACATATACCATTGCAATTTAGGATGCTTCTGTACATATTCGTTGAACAAATGTTTATTAGCGTGATAATCTACACTACGCAAATAATAGCCCTGAACATCCCCTGAACCTTTAATAGCACTCATCCAATGTGTCATCATATAGGGAACAAACTTCTTTTGTTGTTCTTCTGTTAACCTATCATAATAACCATAGTCTTTCTTGTCCATAGCTGTAAGTGCATCAAACAAGTCAAAGTCTTGTGATACGAATTTTTCATCAACAGGGGTACTCTTTTTAGTTGCCATTAGAATGCCTGACTATAATCTACAATCTCACAGTTACGACTAATCTCTTTTACAAAGTAAACACATCTTGGTTTAGGTCCATCATCTAATGGCACACATAAGAACTGTCCATTCTTTAATCTAGGAGCATACCAGGTTACATCATGGTATATATCTATAATCTCAATCGGCACAAAACTTGGACTGAATGAACTTAATGGATTAAATTCAAATGCATTGAAGCCTCTATCATTGATACTAGTTAAGGGTAATGTTTCTAAATCGCCGTGTTCTTGTTCACCAATTAGTATTTGCCAATCAACAGGCATTTTAATAGTACTGTTTCCTATCTTTAATACAAGTGCAGGACTGTTAAATGATTCCAAAAAGATTAATGGGATATAATGATAATCTACGTTTTGTGGATTACTGTTGTCTAGTATCGCAAAACGCAGGTCATCAATTTCTTCGGGAAGTGTTTCTAGGTTATAGAATTCGTTTTCTAGGGTTAATATTCGCATGTTGTTATTCTATCACATTCTTATCTATATGTCAATTTTTCTACGTCAAACGGGTAATTGGCCTCTTTATAAAAAGCCTTACGTTGAGTCAAATGCCGTTTAGCAAATTTACAACTACTGGTTATGTCGTAGATTTGTACATGGTCTTTATCTTCTGCTTTACGAATTCCTCTACCGATGCTTTGGATAACACGGACGAATGATTTTCCAGGTTCAATGAGAACCAGATTAAAAATCCTAGGTATGTTGATACCAACAGCAGCCACACCATATGTTGCCACAATAATTTTATTACTTGCGGTTGCAACTTCGTCATATTCTTCTTTCCTTTCATTCATATTAGTAGCACCACTAACAAACACGCTACCGGGTAATCTACTGACAATCTCTTTTCCTGCATTCACCCTATCAACAAGGATCAATGTATTACCTGTATCATTAATACCGCTAATTAAACTAGCTATCTTATCTAATCTTTCACTATCTTCTAGTAAATGTTTTAATTCGCTTTGATAGTTAGTAAACTCTTTACCATCTTGTAATTGCATAATGTTAACGTGACAACGTGCTAGTACACCCTGATCTTGTAATTCACTTGCACTTAGTTTACCAATCACATTACCCAAACTTACATAGATGCTTTGTGCTTCAAACTTAGCTTTAGGAATAGTTCCTGTTAATCCCCAACGAATGGGCACTTTGCTGAATACTCCTGTAAGCAATGTTTTTAATGCATCTGCTTTAGCCATGTGTACTTCATCAACCATTACACACACTACACCTTCAATAAAGTCTCCGATCTCAACTTCTGCCTTACCTGCTTTTGTTTTCTTAAGCATATTGTTAAGACTTTGCCAGGTACAGATAGTATGTGTCTTATTGTATTCTTTACGATCACCGAAGTATACACCCACATCTAAACCTAGATTGATATAATCTGCTTCTGTTTGTGTTACTAATGACTTATTCGGAACGATGACAATACTACGACCATACTTCTCAACGCTATTAGATAGTGCGGCTGTCATCAATGTTTTGCCTGCACCAGTTGCAATTTCTTGTAGTGATTGAGGGTTCTCTAAGAAGTTATTAACAAGTTCAATTTGATAATCACGTAGTTCAACTGGAGTACCTTCTTTAGGATGACCTTTAGGCCAGTTCTTATGTTTGAATGTAGCCTCGGACACTTTGTCAAATGTAAAGGTTGTTGTGTAATCTCTTAAATCATCTAGCTCAATATCATATCCCGCATTGTCTAGGTAAGGAAGTATTTCAGGAAGTAGATTGATGTAAGTACTACCCGCTAAACTGAAATAGCTAACCTTACCATTCCATCTACCTAGTCTTACTGCAGGTAGATAACGTGCTCCGGGTATTTCGTACTCAAACATTTTCATCAGTGCTTTGCGCTCTGATAGTTCAAGTCCCTCTATTTTTACATTCACCTCGTCTTTGACGATTATTTTACATTGTTTCATTCTTTTCCAAGTTAACTGGTTGACTATTTACCACGTTGATTACTTTTGCTGTGTTAGCATGATCCGTATCACTTATCAATTTAAATTTGATTAGAACCGGGAACTTATACTTACTCATATTATCATGTATCATCATTCTCCCAGAATCATTATAACGTATCCCGGAAAGTTCCAATGCTTGTTTTAACTCGGTTTTACACTTTATGTTCGTTGCTAATCCTATTCCGGATACTGAAACGTAATCACATTTAATATTCTTTAACCAAGGTACAATATCACATATGTTTGACAATTCTACTTTAGGATTATATGAACCGGCAAACCTTTCTTCATCAGTTAATAAGATACTTTCATCAACTTCTATTCCATATCTTACTAGTTCGGCTAACGTTGTTAATTCTGTGTTTAATTTAATATGTTGTATAGCGTTATCTAATGCAGAGTTGGTACATGCAATCATATAATTACCATTAACACAAACTAATGTAGGTGTCCAGTATTTTGCATCTTTGTAATACTCTTGTTGACTTAATATTTTTTTAACATTGTCGCTATATCTAATTTCATTAAAAAAGGTTCCAGTCATTCGTACTGCTAGTTTTAATGAAAAGGTGCTCAAATCAGCAATATAGTATTTATTGATATTATCCCATAAAAAACTAGATTGACTAAGTGACCTAAACGCCGTAATAAATGCTTTATTATAAGGTGTCTTTAGAATGATATTGTCATCTACAATACCAATATGAGCGGATGTATATTCATCAGTAGTTGTTACTATAAGTGTTTTCCAAGGAAGATTTAGTAATTCCTTAATAAACATTTGATTTTTTACAAATTGACGTTCATATTTTTCAATAAGTTTATCAACTAGTGTTGATTGATTGCTGGTGATACGACTTTTAGATACAATAATTTTTTCAAGGTTTTGAAGGAATCTGATATCATACCTACTTAATCTTAAGTTGGTAAACATATAATATATCAATTGTTCTTTATTATTCAATTCAATCATTCAAACATTGTACAACAAATAAAACAAAAAATCAATAAAAAAGGGGGAGACCGAAGTCTCCCAAAGTACTTAAAGAAAGGAACGAAAAACATTTATCGGAACGGACTTATTGACATTGCCGTTACGCACACTGCAGGGGTTATGCCGATTTCATGCAAGTTGTCTTAGCAAGATTCTGCCAATTGCTAGGACTGATCTTAACCAAGTCTGCAATCTTCAAACACATACGCAAGGACACTTCACGCAATTTAGTATGATTATCCCACATGAAGTTAATCACCGTTTGTGATTGTTCTTCAGTAAAATCATAATCTTTAAACAAGCCACCCTCAGCATCACGATGTACTTGCTTGATACGCAACATCTTGTCACGATCACCATCAATAGTCAGGTCCAGAAAGTGACAACGACTCTGCAATGCTTCTAAGTGATCCTGCAATTTCTTAGATTTGAGATTGCCGAATTTCAAGTTAGTGATAAAGATAGCACTACCATTGAAGTTGAAAGTATTTGGGATACCTTCTTCACGCAACAAACGACTGTCAGAGTTCCAGCAAATTCTACGTGTCTTGCCTGAATCAAGTGCGGCCTTGAGAATGTTCAAACTCAAGTCATCAGTAAAAACACTATCACAATCATCAAAAATTAACACATTCTTAGTGTCAGAATACTTGTACAATTGAGTATACAAACCCAATGCTGTCATAGCACCTTTGACAATTTGAAAACGAACTCGCTTGCCTGCAAGCTTGTCAAACATGCTTGCTTTCTCCATTTGTGTTTCAACACCATGAGATTTGCCGACACCGGGCGGGCCTGAAACAATCATGGCACGAATGTCACCATTGATACAAGCACGTGACATTTCATCAAGGACCTCAAAACGTGTAGCAATACGGTCCATTGCTTCTTGTTCTGATTCTTTCACAACTTCTTTCTTAAACTCTACTACAGCATTAGCCATAACTTTATCTCCATTTAAAAATTCAATATTATCAATCGCATCTACTAAGATTTTAATCTCAGCACTACGACCCGGGAACTGACCATCATTTTTAACAGTCACATAACTACCTTTTTTACTTGTCTGAAAACCCTTGACAAGTGTAAACACTTCACCTTTAACTGCTTCATTACGATAAGAACCTGACAAAATACGAACTGTAGACATAGCTTCTCCTGTGTGTTAATCAATCAATACAAGTATTATAGCACAAATGCCATTTATTGTCAAACAACGTGATAGATGACACCTTGATCGGTGTATACTTTAGTGATACCTTCAAGTGCCCAATCAGATTCAAGCAAAGCTAAATGTTTGCGGTCCTTGATAGTTGCTTTATGAACTTTCACTCGGATCCATTTCTTGCAATTTGTTATAGACACTTGTTCAGCGGCATATACCATTTCAAGTCCCAATTTCATACGTTCTGCACGTAATTTTTGACTAGCACTAAAACGACTTGCATTGACAGCACTTTTCAAACTTGCATCACGGGCCGCAAAGAAAGCGAATCGTCCAGCAGATTTGTGTTCTGTTTCATTTACAATCATATAAGCTCCTTTAATCAATCTATACAAGTATTATAGCACAATGCCCATTTATTGTCAAATTATGCTACCTTACGAAAATACATATAGGGCAAGCCCAATGTATAGCACAGATACTCATCATCACCTTGAGTGTCCTCAGCTTCGTGGATCCAGCGGATAGCTGTAGCACGGTCCTTAGCACCTGAAAATTTCAGGTCATCTACCCTTTTCTCAAAAGAGAAAATTGCATGTTGTTCTGCCTGAACACGGACCTTTTCTTCGGCTTCAATAGCTACACCGAGTCCTTCAAACTCAGCTTCAAAATCTTCAAGGGTCCAGTGTGAGGTGTCAACACCGCGAGGGCGAACGCCGTACGCATCCTTGTACATGTCCCAGTAAAGTTCCCGGGCTTGTTCTAACTGTGATAACTCATCCCAAGATTTAAATTCTGTAGTCATTTTCAAGTCCTCTTTATCAGTTTCAATACAAGTATTGTATCACGGATACCATTTATTGTCAAATTTTGGCTATCAAATTAGCATGAATTTCAGACATTTCCGACTGCTCTACATAGAAATCCGACCTAGGATCATAGTACCGGCCTTCTTTGTTGTCATAATACAACACTCTTCCGGAGAAATTGAACGGACCTTCTAGACCCTGACGAGGACCATACTTTGTACGCATTTCGTCCATCTGATACTTGTCAGCAACAACTTTGTAACCCATAAGACCCTTTCAACTGAATAAGACTCTATTGTATACTAAACACCATTTATTGTCAAATTTTATACACTATGGTATCATCACTACTTTTAGCGTTTTTTACTGTGTTCTGATTACTTTGTCGTTTACTACTTTGAACTGTCAATGTATCAACTTTGTTATAGCCAAACTCAGTATGATATTTTAATACGTCATCTGCCATGTCTCTATTACGAACCTTACCTACATTCCAACAACTTACACCATTGGGTCTCAAATGCTCTATACCCAACTTAATAATTTCACGTAAGAATACATCAGCCCAATCCTGATACGTAGGTGTCTTTGTTATTGATTGAGTTGGTTCATGTGTATATACTTCTAAATCAAAGTATGGTGGGCTAGTCAATACCAAATCACATTTAGGTAATTTATATTGTTTCATATTCAATGCATCATCACATATCAATGTAACTTTGTTTTGTATACCTAAAAAGTTTACAATACTCATTAAGTTATCGTATGTTTGTGTATTGGGTTCAAAAGCAATATAATGTGCTCCGTAACTTACTGCACCTAACATTCTTCCGCCCCAACCTGCACAAGGATCTAATACAACTTCCGGCTTATATTTAATACATGCTAGTTTCATCATTTGTGGACGATACATTGTATTTTTAGTAAGACTACAGCAAAAGTATATACCACGTTTCAATTCACTAAGATAAGGTGTGCTGTGACATTTACGATTCCATTTAAGAACTTTTTCTAAATTAGATTGAACCCACAAGCTTCTAAAACTTGTACCAGTACTGCTTTCAATGTCGTAAAAATTAGGACAATAGTGTTCACTTAATTTCATTCCTAAACGTGATGTGCTACTAATTGTTGTATCAGTAGTAGTCCACTTAGATAGTTGTTGCCAATCTTTTTTCAGTACATCATCTGAGTAATGAGGTAAGAAGTTATATTGTTCTAATTCTTTAGCCAGATTGGGTACGGCAGCGTCAAAGTCTGCATCTGATAAGTTACGTGTTGAGTAACGTACATTTAGAATGTCGGCTAATGTTACCATTGATCCAAGCTTCTAACCCACGGTAAATTAATAAACAATGGCCAGGCCTTTTTCTTAGGTTTACTATTGTACATCCAATCATCATTTTTACCGTTTGCACCTGATTGTTGTCTATTAAAAAAAAGATTTGACCCTAATAGATATGATTCTAAATCTTCTCTAGTAAACCATACTATATGTGAAGTATTTGGATTTGATCCCATAAGTATCGCTCTTTCCCAATCTTTGCCTATACTAAAATGATTAAAGATAAAACAATTAGGTTGTACTATGTCTTTATATCTATTTGCTAGACTGAATTTTACTTCAGTTTTAATATCAGTAACAATTCCATCATGACCGGAATTGGTTCTTGGTTTTATATCATAGCCCAAATCTAATAATATACTAAAAACTACTTCTTCCCCGTGTGCGCCCTTTTGTTTAGGATCAACATTTACGTAACCTTTGTGCGGCGTTTGTATCCAGGGATCGGCTTTTGGTGATAGTATATCCTGTGCTTTTTTATTGTTATAAATTATAGGATATACATATTTTTTATTATCTAAAATCATGTAAGACTCCAATTTAATAGTTGATAGTATTGTAACTCATCATACTTTTTAGGATAATATGTTCCCTCAATTCGCAAATGTTCATTTGTAAACATCTTATCCCAAATGTGTTTCAATGGGTTCCTTGGTTCAATAGCAATCATATGTGCATTGCCATTACTATTCTTTAACCAATATTCAAACTGTTTTGTACGTTTATTACTTTTATAAAAACTTGTCACTGGTGTCAATGTAGTGATTTGTTTAAGAGGAGGTGAGTCAAAAGTAGGTAATTCTAATTTAATTTCTCTTTTAAATGTGTCAAATTTAACGTCATATTCATAGAATTCAGGTAATCTAAAGACAATAGGCAACAGTTCTTCTGTAACTTTTTTATCATTACCATGAATGAATGTATTTAGGTCTTGTCTATATTTTGATAACTTAACGCTTTTAAGAGACCATAACATAATTTTTTTGCTAAAGTAATCTCTAATTTCATTGGCACGAACTCTATCAGGTTCTTCTACCCTTCTGAACAAGTTATCATCTAACAGGCTAGTAATACCTATGTGATGTGAACTCTTATCCTTAGTATCACGTAAACGTTTCCATGCAACACTTAGTGCTAATACATCTTCACTAGTTTCAATTACCTCATAACGTTTAACATAGTCACTTCTAGTAATGTTTTTAAACAGGTTATTAAGATAAGTATCATCTAATGAAATAGATGACTGGCCTAGTGTATTCATTGCACCGGTACCAGACAATGTTATTGTATTACTGCTATATGTATTATTAGTCAATTCGGATATCCTCCATGCCTGCTGTACGTAAACGCACAATATGTCCCATCTGCCATTGTTTAGCTTCAAGGCCCTTCATTATACCTAACCAACGATTTCGTAGTAATGCTACTTCATTGATAAGTGTTTCAAAGTCAACTACTTCATCTTCACCGTCAACATACTTTTCAGCATCACGGCTTGTCAATACTCTATTATACGCTTCTAAGTATTTTTGAAAATGTTTTCGGCGAATTTTCCGTAATTGAATATTAAGATAGTTCAATACTGCTTCTATCTCTTGTAGTTGATTAAATCTATGTTCTGTGATTCCGGGTAATGCGGCAATGTTCTTTTCAACATTACCGTATACCTTAACATCACTCTTTGCCGAAATTATTTCGTTATCATAATGACTAATAAAATCGGGTATCACAGCTAAATTAGTTGTGATCCTTGTATACCAATTTGACATTTAGTTCCAATCGTCTTGGTCGTCATCTTCTTCAAATTCTTCGTAATCATCTTCCGTATCATGCTGTTCAGCGTAACCTTTCAATGCCTTAAGCATTTCCTTGTCACCTTTAAACGCATCTTTGATATCGTCAGTTTCGTAGTTGTTGTCAATCAATAAATTGATTAATGTATCTGCGGCATCACTACGGTCATTGAAATCAATGTGTGTGCGTAGTGCATCCCAAACTTCAGCAACAAAATCTAAATTCATTCTGTACCCTCCTCCTCAGGTGTTACAGTACTTATCTTTGTTGTCGCTTTTTGACTATACTCTTCCATTACTTTATCCAAGCAACCGTCAGTATTTGCTTCCCATGCTTTACGAAACTTCTTAATGATTTCACCATCAAGTGTTGTATATACTAATGAATTACCTTCTTTCTTAACAAGTTCAGCTTTCTCAATCATATCTAATAATCCTGAGTAAGGGCTCATACCTGTTTCATAAGGAATCTTAACTTGCACAGATTCAAATGGTTTCGCATAGCGAGTTTTCATAATCTTACATGCCGCACGAATACCTCGTACATCACTAATCTTATTACCATCTTCATCTTCTTTAAGTTTTAGTTTCTTCATAGCAACAACAATACTTGAAGCATAAACGAAACCTTGACCGCCTGAGATTTTATCATCTGGATCAAACATATCTTGTGAAGCATATGTGTGATTAGTTGCAACTAAGCCAATGCCCAGTGAACCAAACATATTAACACAGTTACGAACAAGTGCTGTTAGTGCTTTAGGCTTACGACCCATGTCACCTTTCATATCACCTGCTTCAAACTGATTAACGTCAGTTGGTGTCAATAACATACCTAAACTGTCAATCACAAACAATACCTTAGGACGATCTGTTTCCGGTAGTGCTTTGTAATCTTTAACGAACATAGAAATAGTTTTTCCTACTTCGTCAATCATTGCCATGTTAAGTTTTAACAATTTACTGTCGTCTGTAGATACACCAAGTGCGTGTAGCCATGCTTCGTCAAGGGCATTCTCTGAGTCAACTAAGACTACAAAAATTCCTTGTTCTTGTGCGTGTCGGACGAGGTTTCCTGAGCAGATGAACGATTTCCCGGCGCCCGATTCTCCGGCAAAGACAGTAACTTTACCAAGAGGTACGCCTTTATTAAAATCTCCCGAAATCAAATAGTTTAGGGCATAGTTTCCTGTACTTATCCAATCAGTAGGATCATTAAATCCAATTGATAGACCTTCAATAGATTTTGTAATGTCCTTACGGAACTTACTAATGTCGAATGGTTTAGCCATTATATTCCTTTTGTTTATTTTACGTGTACATGTGTACTATACACGTTGATTGTTTGTTTGTCTAGTATATCTGGACATTTTTCTGCGATAGATTCTAATTCCCAATCATTTGGATAATGACGTAATGCACCTCTAGCCCTATCTCTAATGATACTAGGAACACGAGGTGTTTTACCTGGATCGCATAATTCTTCCAATAGTTTCTTACCTTGCTTAATGGCGCGGTATCTTTCGTCTGGTAATGTCATGGAGTTCTCCTTAGGTAGGGAGCAAATGCTCCCTATTACCTTTTAAGACTTGTTTTGTCTAGCACGAATCATTGCTAGAATGTCTTGTGCTTTGTCACTTGAAGGTTGTGCTGTAGGAACCTTAATAGATTCGGCTGCTGCCATTGCATCTTCTTCCCATGGTGCTGAAGTTTCTGCTACGGGGGCGGTTGCGGGTGTGCCAGTTTCAGTGGACACTGTTTGTTTTTCCGCGGTTGCTCCTGCAGGTGCCTCTAGTCCCCAAGGACGATAGTAACTACCCCAACGCTCTAAGTCATATGGTTGACCATCTACACTTGCGTCAAACATTTCTTTGATTACACGCAATTCTGCTTCGCCGGGACGCTTTGGCAAGAACTCTGCCAAATTATACAAGCCATGTGCTTCAATAGCGGCTTGCTCTGCTTCGGTCAATGCTGACTCTTTACGTGCCCAATTACTTGTTGAGTAATCAGCATAACCACCTTTACTTGTTTTCTTAATATTCAAATCAAGACCACGCATAAAGTCTGTTGGCAATTCTTCCATCTCAGGATCCATCAAACTTGCTTTAATGATTGTAAAGATTTGTGGACTAATAATGAATCTACGAATTGGATTAGCTGGTGTCTTGTCATCACCAATTGGATTCTGACGAACAAAACCTTGAAACAAATAACTGCGTTTCTTCCAGTATTTGTTTGCTAACTCTTTCAATGTTTCATCTTTATACCAAGGACGAACTTCAGTTAAGATTGGGCATTGTGCTTTTGGATCATACATCTCAACGCAAGGTACTTGTACTTCAATACGTTTGACATTAGGATCACCTTTAACTCCATTGAATGGAAGTTTAATAATCTGTCGTTCTACCCAGAAGTATGGGTTGTTGCTATCTGCATCAGGTAATAGACGCATTGTGGCTGTTGTGCCTTCGTCCATATTCCAGTGGGGGTAGATAGAGTTGTCTGATTGTTTCTGTGTTGAACCAGAAGTTGATTTGTTTTCTTGTGCCGCAATACGGGCACGAATTTCTGCTAATGATGCCATGATAAATTTCCTTATAAATTGAGATGGTCTCGTTTTTAATATTCGCCGCTTCCCTATGAAACGACTAACATAAGAGTTAGTATAGCATGTCTAACTCTCAATGTCGATAGTATTTATCCCTATTGTGGGTAAACACATTTTTTTGTATAGGTTTTTAACCCTTTTTAAATGTATGGTAGCCCGATAATTTTATCCAACATACGTTCATATGTTTTATCTAGGCTTTCATTAAACAATTCTTGTTGAACTGGCTGTTCCCATAATTTCATTTTAACATTATCTAACCAAAGTCTAACTTGTTCAGATGTTAATGGAGTCTTATCATTACCTAAATTATATAACAAAGGAACATATTGTTCTACTGTATCAGCTATTTGTTTATCGCTATAATCTTTTTCTGCTAAATCCTTAGCAAATCTTCCCTTAAACATAGCAAACAGTCCAGGCAAATGTTTAGTAATCCATTCATTGTAATTAGGATTACGATATTGTTTAGACGGTTTAATATCATAACCTTCATTTATACTTTCTTGTACATTAGCTGAACTGGGCATGTTCTGTTGTTTTTGATTATTCACAAGCCAAGATATATCTGCTACCTTTTTATCTGGTGCTGAATTTGAGCTAGTCATTTTTTCAATATTCTGATTAATAAAATCTAAACTTTGACTAATTTCAACCTTCATTTTACTAATATCTTCCGCATCTTGCATAATGCCGGCTCTTAACTCTCTTGATATCTCAAGTTCTTTATTCATGTCTGTACCAAACTTTTCAAGTTTATCAGAGGTAATTTTTTTATAATCACTGAAACTAGTCTTATATTCTTTAAATCTTAGTTCTTTAGCAGCCAATCTAGCTCTAGCATCTTTGAGACCTCTTGCAACTTCATTATAATTAACTGTTGCATCATTTTCAATATCTCTTACCATATCTTGTAACTTCTTAACATCTTCTTTATCAGTTGATTTATTTGTTTGCAACATTTTAACTTGAGAATTTAGTTCATTATATACTTTGGGATCCATTCCTGGTTTAGTTTTTAATGCTTCTAAATCTTTTTGAATTTTTTCTAATTCATCAGCACTAGCTTTTGCTTGTTGTTGTGTACCAGAACTACCGGTAGTTAACATACCACTAAGCTGTTTTAATCTAGCAACTTCTTTGTCAGTTTCAACAGATTGTTGTTCAAAATTTTGTAGTTCTTGACCCAAATCATTTACTACACTTCTTAGCCGTTCATTTTCACGTTTTTGAGTATCTATTAAACTATTTTGCTTTGAATCAGTTGTTTCCTGATTTTGCATTTCATCTGCAATTAATAATATCATTGCCTGTTCTGAGGAATAGCCAGGATATTTGTTTCTAGCTCTATATATTAAATCTTTGTCAACCGGCAAAGCCCTAACAGAACCATCATCAGTTCTTGGGTTTTCATTTAATAATGATGCTATTTTCATTTTCTAATTCCAGCAATATTTAATATTCTTGCTAAGTCATCTGAACCTTCAGCTACTGTTTCATTAGTTAACGGTGTATCTAATTTCTTAACAGGAGGTTTTGGAGTAGGATAATATGCAGATTTAGCACGTTTATCTGTACCCTTAATTTTAGGATTATCTACCCTAGGACTTACATGCTTCCATGGGTCAAGAGTATCTTTATCTTCGCCTTCACCAACTAGATCACCAATCGTTGCCGGCTTATTTGCTTTAGGACCTTTGTTACGCCATTGTCCTGCTTCACCCGTAGCATAGTCACCGGCGAACTCATCTTCAGATATAGGTTCTTCTTTATCGCTATAATTAGCACGGATATTTTGCATTTTCTTTTCACTAGCATGGTCTTGTCCAGCTTTACGTAATGCATCCATACCTTTTTTGCCATACTTCTTAATACCAAAAGATGCTTGTAATGCGCTTTCATCAACTTCATCTTCTTCAATAGTATTCATACGTTTCTTCAATGCAGACATACCAGCAGGACTAGTCATATTTTTCTCATCGGCTTTATCTAAATCTTGTTTAGTGACTTTCCAATCACCACCTTTTTCTTTACGATGAACTGCAGGCGTATTGATTTTCTGATCGGCTTGTTGTGCTGGATCTAACGCTTCTTCCATACTCATCAAATCTGATTCTTTCAAACCATTTTTTTGTAATATATTAGATAGTTGATATCTTATGCTTGTAACCATTTGCCTTGTGGGACTATCCATTTGTCCTTTAGATTGCAATTGTCCCAATTGGTCAATTAATTTTTTAAGTTCTTGTGAGTCATCATATGGAATTTTTAAGCTAGGTACTCGGTTGATATCGTAGCCAAACATTCTTGCTTCATCAACTGGCTTATCTTTTGGTTCAGGCTTCTTACCAGTTTGTGGAACACCTGCTGATTTTTGTAAATCTCTAATTAGGTCTTCTTCACTACCGCCACCTAATTTGTCAAATACTTTACTTCCAACTTTCTTAACGGTATCTAAGATGCCCTCATCTAACTCATCCTCTTCAGGTATTGCACCTGGATTACTTGACTGGGTATCTGATTCTTCTAAATCAAGTGAATCTAAATTGTCTTTATCAGTCTTTACATTATGATCCAATGTTTCTGCACCAGGGGCTTCAGTTAAACTATCAGCCCATTCGCTTAATTCATTAACTTCTTTCATCTCAGCTACTTTTTTATGTAACTTACTCAATATTGGCATTACACTTTCAATACGTGGATCTAATGTTTCTTGTACAAACAACTCATTTAAATTGTTTTCTTCTGCCTCATCTTCCATTAATGGAGGAATATATGATTCAAAGTACGCATTGTATCCACGTGCGCCACGCATCTTACTTAATGATTCTCTTAAACTTTGATAATGATTAATACCTTCATTAACTAATTGTTGTGCTGATTCGTTGAATTGATTATTACGTGTAGCACGAACAAATCCTGCCATCTTTTGATATTCTTCACATAAGCTACCAATATGATTCCAACGGTCATCATGCGGTAAACCACCTTCAGCTAAATGACGGGCATATATCTGAGCAATACCTGGCTTAGTTGTAGGAGCAAGAATTCTTTCACCCTGTGTATTCTCTAAGAAGATACGGTTTACATTACGATAACGTTGTTCACCTTCTTCAATTTGACGACTATGTTCAATAACAATCTTAACTGTTGGAATATTGTCGTTATAACTAGCTTTCTTACCCATTGGATAGTAGCCTTCTGATATTCTTTCTTGCTTTTTCATATGTTCCCTTTTTGCCATATCATATTTTAAATGGTCTCTGTTTTTAACTTCAAAACTCAATTGGTGTTGCTGTGAGAAACGTTTTAGATGATTCAATAGTTTATACCACGAATCATCACCGCCGTTATTTTCTTTTTCGCTGTTAGCAACATCATCACCAAAATAGATTACTAACTTGTGTAATCCATCAATAGATGCTGTTACTGTACCGTATTCTTCTCCGTCTTTAGTAAACTTAAACTGAAAGACTTCTGCTTCTTCTGGGACTGGAATTTCCTTACCCGAAGTATCCAATAGTGTAGGGGCATACCCTCTACTACGTAATAGCTCAAATAATGAGCGGTTGATTGATTCTTGATTTTTAGCCATATTGTATTTATCTTTTACCTCTTAGCTTATGACCGCAAAGAAGGGCAATGGAGCTATGTATTCATCATGGTCACGAATCTGTGTCTCTAAATTCACATGATAATCACTTAAATGCTGTAACATACGTGTAACTAACAAACTAGCCATAATCAAATCGTCTGTATCCCCGATTTTAGCGGCATAGCTTCCGCCGTGTGCGACAAACGCTTTTAGTTCACTTATAAGACTACGACTATTTACAGTCATTTTCTTGCTCTCAACCAATGTTTTAAACTTAGCACAACTTGCTAGTTTGCTTTTATTAGTTGTATTAAATCCTCTACGTCCTTTGCCTGCTTCGCTAATAAAGATACCCGGGATATTACTTTCCCCGTATTCGTTTAATGATATGATAGCGGCTTCCCCAATTCCATTACATTCAATAGAATAGTAGATGTTGTTTGGTTCGTTTGTACATTCTGCTATATATTTGCTTATCTGTGCTAATAGTTTAATCTGACTTGGGATATCCGTTTTATTATGTTTCCATTCACCTACTTGTGTAGTAGTATTTGCTTCAAAGATTTGTATGGCTGACGGGTCACCACCTGTACCTAAGCTTGGGTCTAATCCTACACAATAAATATTACCCTTCTTAGGCTTTTCATACCAACGTACTTGTCCTATACGACTTACAGGTTCTATACCTTCCATGGCTATCAATGTATTTGGATTAATCAATGTCTCATCAGCAATAATGAACTCGCACCCAATTTCTCGGTTAAAACGATCATCGCCGAGCTGTGCTTTTATTTCATCAGCCCACTTTTGATCTCGTCCTGGTTGTTCACTCCAATGCGCTCTATATGCTCTGAAGCCGTTAACACCTATTTCTGTTGTGTTACCAAAATCATCTTCGGTCTTGTTAGCACCCTTCCAAATATAAGCAAATTGATCCTCGTCACTGTTTGGTGTGCTTGTGATAATAGCTTTACCACCTGTTGACAATGTTGGTGTTATAGCTGTCCAGAATTCTTTAGCAATACTTGGTCTAACGAATGCAAACTCGTCCAAATATAATAGTGTAATAGACATACCACGACCTGTATTTTCAGTAGTTGTTGCACTTACAATACGACTACCATTCTCAAAGTCTAATGATCCTTTGTTGTATGTTGTTACACCAGCTTTAATATGATCGGGGCAGTTTTCATATGCATAACGAATACGTTGCATAATCTCCTGAGCACCTGTATATTTGTGTGCCGCAACCAAGATAGTACTGTCTGGTACAAACATGGCGTACCAGAGTAAGTATCCTGCGGCTGAAGTTGACTTACCAGATTGACGAGGCATCAAGCTGATACTATAACGATAGTTGTGATATGTTTCAATCAATCGTTTTTGATAGGGCCAAGGATGATAAACCATACTACCTTTAGTAGGGTGTTGTATCATAAAGAAGTTATCCATAAAATATAGATAACCTGTATCTGGGTCACAGCATTTAATAAAATCCTGTAGTTCTTTATCAGTTTTAAAAACTGTTTTAGTATAGGGATTCTTTACTAGTGAAGGTGTATTACTCATAATAAGTATTTATATGAGCAATTTAATAATGGTATTAAAAAAGCACTCCTAAGAGTGCTTGATGTTATTTGATATCTAATGGTCTAGCTTTAGTAGCAACAACACAATAGTATTTTTCTTTCATTGCTAATGGCTTATCCGGATCTTCTGAATTAGGAGAACTTAACTCAAATTCAAAGTTATCAAACTTGTTAACTGCAAAACCAGTACGATCTAATAATGCAGCCAATTGTTGTTCACCTAAAATACTATAATGGTTTAGATTCCATTCGTGTTTACGCTGAGTATCGGGTGCAGGAACTTCAATATACAATTTACCACCTTGTTTCAATACACGATTATATTCCATCAAACTAAAGATAGGATATGGACTATGTTCCAATGCATGACGTAAAAAGATAAAATCAACACTTTCATCAAAATAACCTTCTTTTTGTGGTAAGAAACTCAAGTCATATGTTTTAATAGTATGACCCTTAGCCTCACAAATTTTTATGTCGCCCGGGCTTAGTGTTACACCGATAACATCAGTATATTCCCGTTCTTTCATCTCATCTAAGAAATAACCAGGACCGCAACCCAAGTCTAAGATTTTAGCATCCTTTGGAATATTTAGTGGGTCAATATATTGATTTACTACTTGAGAAGTAAGTTGTTTATGAAACTGACTATCACCTTCTTCATATATATGGGCTGTATAAAGCCATTCGTTGTAAAATTTTAATTTGAGTAAATCTAGCGTGTTATTGATATCAATCATTCTGAATCCTGTAATTTGATATAATTACTTATTCACAAAATGAGTGGTCAAATTATTTTCTTTTATAGCCTTTAAAAGGTTTAACAGTGCTTTGAGTGTTTGTGCCATCTAATTCTTTACTTTTCAAATCACCTTTATTTAAATCGTGATAATCAGATCCTGCAGCCTTGTATGCCATCAGTAACATATCTTGTTCTTGCTGAGTATAAGGTACTGCAATATTATATCTTCCAGCCCAACTTTCACCGTCCATATTTGGTACAAAAGTTCCATCGGTTGCGGCCGCTGCCATCATAATTCTATTCAATTCATATATCCGATCAGCCGCGTTGTTATCACGAAATTTATGTAACCCTTTTGTGGCCATTTGTTTTCTATTTCCTATTTTTCCGATTTTAGATTCGGATACAAATTCATTTGCTCTCATTTTCTTTTGTATCCTTTGAATCCTTTAATCGGTGACTGAGTTAATGTATCGTCCATCTCATCACTTTTAGGAGTACTTACCATTTTTTTACCAGATTTTCCAACTTTCTTTAATGCTTGGTCAATAGTTTTACCAAGTTCTGTATCAAACTCAGATGACACAACCTGATGTTCTCCCCAACTACTTTCTGCTCTAAACTCCGGCTCAAATCCATTCTTTACATTATCGTTGCCACCTTCGCCCCTGACTGCGGCAATCGCTACACCAAAACGATATAAATCATAGAAGTCATTGTTCTTTAACTCTGGAATAACATACGTGTTAGGTAGGGACATAGTTGCTAAATCTAAACCATCGTGTACTTTACTCAATGTTGTTTCAGTAATAAATTCTTTTGCTCTCATTAAGATTCCGTTGTTAATATTACGCCGTCTTCGGTACCCATTAGATATCCATTAGCATACCCATCTAATGCAATATCTACACCAACTGTAACAACTGCTTCTGGATATGTTATTACTGCTGATATAAAATGTTCTAAATATGCATTAACTAATGGATTAATCATAACTCTAACATTACTACCAGATACATCCATATCATATCTACAAATAGCATTACCTTCAAATAACGTAGAATGTCCGCTAAATCTTACTCCAGCAAGATTATTAGTGATACTTGCGGTTAATGTAATATCCTGCATGTCAGGAGTTCCTTCATCACTTGAACGGATTTGAAATTCACCTTGATAAAAACGTGCTATAGGTACTTCAAATATAACTTGATTTGCGGAAAGACCTGTTGTATATGCAGTTGATGTTGTTGTACTAGTTAAAAATAAATTACTAAAATTATTATTAATCTTATAGAAAGCGGTTCTTAACGGATCACCGTTACCATCATTAGGTGTCTCTCCAATATTAATATATTCTTGATTGCCATATGGACCAAATGTTAATATATTATTTGACGATTCTACAGTAGTTAAGGCTAAAGCTGTACTAGTGGAAACTGTTGGTTTTGTAACTCTTTGTTTTTGTCTGATAAGTACAGGATTATTAGCTCTGCTGTCAAATTTATTAGTAATATACACATTACCAATATTAAGATTATTGGTATTGCCTGTTGGTGTGGATTGGTTTGTAGAATTAATTACTTCTACTAGAGTAGAACTAGCAGAATTACTTGTAGGAAAAGAAAACAAATTATTAGCTACATTAGCAAAAGCCGTACTTAATGGATCTGCATTACCACTAGTGGGCATACTGTTTGCATTAGTAAATTCTTGTGACATGTAAAATCCTAAACCTATATAGTATTTATCAAAAGCCGAACCAATTCTTCTTTGGCGCTTCAATAACTATAGGGGTTTTACTACGCTGGATTTCTTGTAAGGCACGTATTGCTTCCATTTTTACTTGATTGTCAGAACTTTTTGTCATATCAATCAATACACTTATTCGTGCCGCTTCACTCATTGTGGCATCTCTACTTATGGATTTCTGTGCTTCTAAGTATAGCTCAAAATCATTGTTGGTGGCACAGCCGGCTAACAATACACACAATAATATCAAATACTTCATAATATGCTATTATTTTACGTTATCAAATATCTTTTTCTGTTCATTATACCAATCTTGCCATCCGTCAACCTTAGTTGAACATTCATGGTATAGTGAGTAGTTATGTATAATAACCTTAAGCATTTCAGTTATAGCAACCTTATCACCCTCAATCTTTTTAAGACTTTCGCATTTCTTCATTAATTCAGGTGTAGCGTTTGGGAACTTTTGTTTAACTGGAACAGTTGTTGAGCATCCAGCTAATAATAGAAGTATTAATAGATATTTCATTTTGTAGCCGCCTTATTCAACTCAGTAGCTTGATTATGTAGGTCTATGATTTCTTTAGGGACAGGACAGTTTTCAATATACTTGATAACTTCTTCTTTTTTGATTACTTCTTTATCAACGTATTTGATAATGTCTTTACCTTTTTCACGTATAACTTTAGTCTTTTCTACAATCTTTTCTTGGATCTCAATGTTCTTGTTTGCAGATTGTGCTTCAGCTTGAGCCATTTTAGCTTCCATCTCTTTGACCTTAAGTTCCCATTCTTTATAATCAGCTAGGCCTCCCTCAAGATATACGCCAAACACAAGCACAATGATGCTACAAATTTGTATAGCAAATTGATATGTTTTAACAAAAGGAATGAATCCTAGGACGAATCCTGCGAGGGTGCCCAAAATACCTAATCCAAAGATTACATGTATTGCGGCGTCGGGTAGTATTGATAGTATCCACATAGTATGCGTATTTATGCCAGGGGATACTTACTTTCAGGAAGTATTTTAGTTGCTACCATATCAGTTCCGCAAAAACATTGTTCAATTTTACAGGGTACGTAATTATCAGTAAATGATATATTATCATATAGACTACGTGTTTCACCCTGTTCGCATACTCCTCTATATATAACATCATGGTCAATTCTCATAGTAGATGATCCTATATTACAATCCCAACCCATAAAGTTGTTTTTTTGTTGTTTCATTAATACTTGGGGATTAATATTATAAGAAAGGTTGTTGTTATATGTTATTTTTAAAGTATGATTTATTTTATATTTAGGATCTAATAAAGATTTTACTTTAGTATTTTTATGTTTTCCGGGTAACCAGTTTTCAGTCTTTAATTTAGTTATTTCTTCAGTTGTATATTTTGAATATATATCTGGATTTCCCATCATTGCTTTAACTGTTATAGTTGCTCCGGTGTTTTTAATTAAATATTCCTGTGCTTCAAATGCCTTATCTAAAGTAGTATACACATGAGTAATCAAGCATATTACATCTGTAGCCTCATTATGAAATAAATTTGCAACTTCTGTAATATGGTGATAATCATTTGTTTGCTCACTATGGTATGTTAAAAACAAATTATCCATTAATTTTGATTCTTGTAACTCTTTCCACCACCTGATAGTTCTTGCGCCATTTGATATCATACTTATCATTGCCCCTTTAGACTTCATATATGCTAATAAAGGAATAAGATCGGGATATAGTGTGGGTTCACCGCCGGTAATTTGAATCCAAAAAGGCATATCACCGCATGCCGCAACTAATTTATCAGTATATTCTTTGTATTTGTCTAAAGTAAACCATCGTTGACTTCCGTCTTTGTGTCTGCTACCGCAAAAACTACAATCATGGTTACATACGTTATGTATCTTCCATTCAATGAAGTTATAGTCTGCTTGTGTTGCTTTTTCTACTTTAATTGGGAATATCTTCATCAGTTATTTATAGAAATTAATAACCTTACTTGCGATATATTCTACTTCTTGGTCAGTTAATTCCGGATACATAGGAAGACTTAATACTCCCCTAGATAATAATACGCTATTACTTAATAGATCGGGTTTAGCTAATTCTTTGCCAATTGGTAAATCACCCAACACATATTCATAATGAACTTTACTATCAATTCCATCAGTCAATAAATGCGTATGTAAACTATTACGATCGGCTAAATACATTACAAATTTTTGATGAGCATGAGGATCTTTTGTATCCGACAAACAATTTATAGGCAAGTCTTTAAATTTATCACACCAATATTTTGCTATATTACTTCTACGTTTTTGCCACTCATATATATATTTTGTTCTAACTAATATTTGAGCACAATCTTGTTCGCTCATCTTGCTATTAGTCCCGGCATTGTAAAAATAAGGCTTGTTATTATCTCTGTAACTTGAAGCATATAGATATAACTTTTCATCGTTTGTGACAATTGCACCACCATTACCTGAACTAGGTAAATTCTTTGTAGGGTCAAAACTGATTGACATACCACTACCCACATCACCTTCACATGCTAACCAATGTTGTGCTCCATCAACTATTACTCCATATGCATTTGGATAATTAGCATTAGGCCAGGGCTTGCGACCCGCAAATCCCATCACACAATCATATATTCCACCTCTACCTGTCTCATGTTGGATAACACCATTCTTATCAGTATCAGCTAATTCAATGTCCCAGCCAGCTGTTATAAACGCATTTAGTGTGGCTGGGTAGGTTAAATTAGGAATACGAATTTTGGGGTTGCCCTCCATAGTTTCACTGTGTGAAATCTTTTTCCAACGGGCTATAATCTCTAATGCTTGTGTACCTGAATGTACAGTTATAGCATACTTTGTACTAGTACGATGTTTTAGCCATTCTTCAAACGATCGGGTGTAATGACCACCAACTAGTTTACCGTCTTTGAGGGCACGGTGAGTTGCATCAAGCAACTCTTCACCGATGTTCTTATACTGTCTTGCTAGACCAAAATGCGGAATTACTAAGCCACTCATAATATTTTTGAAATCCTTCTTCTACATCTATCTTAGGATCATAACCAAAGTCTCTACGAGCGGCATCAATGTTCAATGCACCACGACTTGGGAAATCAGCATCTTTATCTTTAACTATCAATGTTCCACCACCTGCTAACTTCAATGCTAGTTGTGCGGCTTCTAACAATGTACGACTGTGACTCTTGGTGATATTATATGTTTTGTTATTGGTGTTATTACTTAATGCGGCCGCAACAATACCATCTGCGGCATCTTCTACATATGTAAAGTCTAATGTTTCATTTGCACCATTAACATTCAATATGCCGCCTCGCATTGCGGTAAGCATAAACTTAGCAATAACACGATCCTCAACATCTAGTTCACCATACACCGCACTTGGACGAATGATTGTATGACTAAAACATCCACGACGGCTATAATCTTCTACTAATCTTTCTCCGGCTAGTTTCATAATGCCATACTGACCTTGCGGCTTACAGTTATAATCTTCTGTTACGTCATCTGTAAAGTCACCGTATACCATTGAACTACTGATATAAACAAATTTCTTTATTCCATGCTTCTTACTAACTTCACACAAATTTAATAGACCTTCCATCATTGTTTTTGCTCCCATAGTTGGATTAGCATTAACAACTTTTTGTCTTGGAAAACTAGCCATATGAATCACAATATCAAACTTGTATCGTTCAAATAACCAATCAATACTTTCGCTAGAAATGTCAATAGCATGGATACTGCCGGGTTGTATTTTCTTCAACCGTTCTGTCATTAGATAGTCAATCTCATCTTGTGGAATGATACCGTAGTTAGTTCGTATATCGGTAATAGCAACACGGTGTCCCATATGTTGCAATCTATCTACTACATTATGTCCGATAAGTCCTAATCCACCTGTAACTAGTATATTACTCATATTTTAATTTCCAAAATGTTAATTGTTTGTGTGTTAGATATGCTCTAATATGATATACATAACTATAATCGTATAGGTCATTGTTACGATGCCAACTAGGTGGAGGATTAGAGTTTTCCATTATCCATTTACCAGCTTCTGTTTGTTGCCACTCATATATAGGTTGTGCTACAAACAAATCAGGATCTTCAACATCACCCATTCTAATAGTATGTACTACATGAGTGATAGATACAGTCTCTTCTCCGGTATCAGATATTTGTACCTGATATTTGGGTCTAGTAAATTCGTCTTTAGACTGCCATTGGTGCTTTGATAGGGCCATCACTTTTATAGTTCTCCAAATATATATCTGCCATTGATATTTCAAAGATGTTTGTTTTTGAGGCATTTAACATCAATGTCGGTAACGGGTACGGTTCACGTGTTAGTTGTTCTTTGACTTGTTCAATGTGGTCTTTGTAAATATGTGTATCACCTGTACTGATTACAAGTTCTCCTACTTTCAGATTACAGTGATGTGCCAATAGATGTGTAAGTAGTGCATAAGAAGCAATGTTAAAAGGTAGACCCAAGAAAACATCAACACTACGCTGATACATATGACAAGATAGTTCTTTATTTTTGTTGACATAGAATTGACTCATAACGTGACAAGGGGGCAATGCCATTTCTTCTAACTCGCTCACGTTCCAAGCACTAAGAATGTGCCTGCGCCCATTAGGATCTTCAATTAATCCTTTAATGAGATTTGCCAATTGGTCAACTTCCGTGCGGTCAACGGCAAGGCGGTTACCACCTTTGTGCGCCGGGCCCATGTCTTTTTCAACCGTGTCTTTGTTCCAATGCCGCCATTGTACCCCATATACACGTCCGAGATCACCTTCAAATTTCGCTTTAGGCTTCCAATACGATGCTTCTGCATTCGGCGTCCAGATAGTAACCTTTCCTTCACTTGTACCGTGGGTAAGTTCTGCCAATCTACGCTCATCACTACTTCCTTCAATAAACCAAAGAAGCTCACCGACGCAAGCTTTCCAAGCAAGTTTCTTAGTAGTGACTGCGGGAAAGCCCCGACGCAAATCAAAGCGAATATGACGTCCAAAAACACTATAGGTGCCAACACCAGTTCTATCATCTTTAACTTCTCCGTTATCTAGTATATCTTGTAATAATTCTAAGTATTGTTTCATAAGTTATTATATCATGTTAATAAGAAAAGCCCCGACTGATCAGGGCTTTTTGATTGAGTTAAAGTTTACCTAATAGTCGGTCTGTTTCTGGTTGTACAGTATCAGCAATGCTTTGTACATTAAGTACAAATTCTACACTTACAATAGAATCTTCCAACTCATTTAGTTTTCTACTAACAGCATCCTCTACTTGATCTGGATCCAAACCTTGTTGAAGTAACTTTTGAATATTAATAGTTTGTTGCTTCTTACCAGTTAATTTAATAATTAATTTTTTAATAAACTCTACAGGTATTTTGTTCTTCTCTACATCTTCAAGGATGTGTTCCCATTTATCAATAAAATCAGGCGACATTAGTTACTTTTTTAGTGTATTTTCTTTTTGTTGGTGTAGCTACTTCTGCAACTACTGCCTTTTTAGATTTAGTTGATTTAACTGTTTCTTTAACTGCATGTGTGGGATCCATTTGTGCGGCTTCTTTTAACAATCTGTCAGCTTCTGCCATTAAGCCTTTTGCCTCTGCAGACATTTTTTGTGCTTGTTGGCGTAAGTTATTAGCTAATGTAGTATCACCTAATAAATCATCTGAGCCTACAACTGGCGAGTTTGATTGTGGTCCACGCATTCTACGTGCTACGTCAGCTGGATCTTGCAATCCACGACTATTATCTAGTTCAGCCATACGTCTAACAGCATCCTCACCCATTTTCATTTCATCTAAAATTTTATTAAGATCATTTAATTTAATGCGTGTATTAGGTGCCGGAGTCATTACAATTTGTTCTGTATTGACTTTCTTTAATTGACCTTCTATGTGCAAAACTTGCAGAATTGGTCGGCCGTCTTGTGTGTAACTTCTATTCAATGCATCGGCTAAATTTTCACTACTTTGACCTATATCACTTTCAATACAACGAATTAATGAATCATGTATATTCTTATTGATTGTTTCTGTATATGTAACTAAGCACATATGAGGCTCGCCTGGTACTTCTCGGAAAATTACAGCTACTTTTCTGTCCCCGTGTTTCCCTACGTGTCTTGTAAAACTCATATTATGTTCTCCTTGTAATATGCTAAAGTTATTTAATAAGAAATTTGTTCTCTACAAAATTTCCATATGCCCATTTATGACCATTTTAACTCATAAAAAGTTGCTTCTTGCGGGTCCTCAAATGCAATACAACTAGGAGAAATTAACTCAATAATACTAGTTGAAATTGTAGGATATGTAATACTAAATCTTCCAGTCAATTTATCCAATACCCATTGTTTAGATTCAGGTGTGCATGGATGTGATGTTACTATAAAATGTTTAGGAGTATATGTCAACTCTCTTTCACTAAACCACGTAATAGGATCTAACTGATATTCAATCATTTTGTTAAATTGTCCAACATCTTATATTTTTCCCAGGCTTCTACTACTGCAGGGGTTGAGTTATCGTTAGTAGGAACCACTTGCATCCACAATCCTTGACCTAATTTAGCTGGATGATTATACAGGTAACTATGTCCAGCTCTGCGACCTTCATCATCAAATACTCTAGGTTGATGTATCCTACCCGAGAAATATAATCTAGTAGCTAATGCCTTTACATCAGTCAGGTCATACTCGCCTAAGGTACTCAGATTTGAACGGCGTTGATATGGATTACCTTCTGCGTAGTATTGTTCTACTACTTGCATAAAGGTATCGTAATCAGGACACAATGTACGTGTTACAATGAACATAACATCATCCTCGGACACTTCGTTATGCATAATACTAACTAGACAACCACCAAGACTAGTACCAATATACATCATACAATCATCTTCCTATCTTGCTTAACGTAATCACTATATACTTTTTTACCATTAGTTCTAATCCATTTTACGATAGGCTGTGGATTATCATTAAATGCTTCCTTAAGTTCATCATACTCAACAGTACTATTGAATTCATAAATCTCATATGCACGTTGACTATTTGCACTCGCACGAAGGATCATCATTTGTAATGGTATACCCGATGGTTGGTTGGGTATACGTTCTTCTTTAAGAATAGCAATAATTTTCTGTTGTTCCCATTCATTGTATTTTTTCATGTGCAAGTCAACATCATGTAGACTTTCAAGACCTTGCATATCCCACATTGCTAGATAGTGCTTAGTTTTGTTCTTTTTTGAGTAGGACATATACCATCTCTGCTTTGTTAATTGCGTTTGCTAATGCAGGTTCTGTTTCTGCTAGTTTAAGAATTTCTTTCCACTCATGCCATTTAGCAATACTTTTTCTTTCGGGATCTTCTCTAATTAAGGTGCGGTCAAGAGACCCACTTTTACGTGAATAGATCGTTTTGCCACCATCAGGGCTTTCGTAAATTAAATCAGGGCTTTCGTAAATTAATATTGAATCATTAGTCATCGTGTTTTGATAAGGTATCTAATGCATAGGATAGTAGTCTAATAAAAATATACAAGACTACTCCTAGTACCAATACTATAAAGCCATAGCCAAGTATATCTAATATCATGTTGATGACGACTCATCATAAATTGCATACGTACCGAATGGGGGATTGGGATTCTTGTCACCATGAATGATCCATGTCGTATCACAATAATCAGCATCACCCCAACTACCAAAAGGATAGCCATCAGTGAAACAAATCAATCGTTTAGGTACATTGCCAATGTCTTTCAAGTATTTAAAGATACAATCAAAGTCAGTGCCGCCGCCGCCCATTGGCTCATATTCTTCAATGAGGTCCATGTTCTCACTACTGAAGTCTTTCGGGTTATATGTCTCAGTATCAAAACAGAATACATGGACCTTGTAACCATCAAACGCATCCATCATGCCACCCACTTCACCTAAGAATTGCTGTGCTTGTTTGTTACTGATACTACCTGACATGTCAATAGCAACAACAACATCAATTTCTTCACCGGGATTCATGCCGGGCATAATAGCATCCATATGCCAACCTCTACGTGAGGGACGCATCCATGAATAATCTGTACGAATAGCACTTGTCAAATTCGTTTGAATCAGTTCACGCCAGGGCATAACTGGGTTAGTTGCTTGCTTAATCAAACGTTCAACACCTAAAGGCAATGAACCTGCTTCAGCACTGCTTGCGGCATTGATAATAGCTTGCTTAACTTCCTGACGTACACGTTCACGTTCTTCAGGACTCATTGTTGGGCGTTTGCTTTTGCCTTCACTATCTCCGTTACCTTCACCATCATTCTCACCTTCACCATCCATGTGATCGTCAATCATCTGGTCAAGTAAATCATCAATGGAGATTTTCTGAACATTCTTCATCAAATCATCATAGATTTCTTCTGCGGCTTTACCATCATACTTCTGCTCATACAAGCAAGGTACTGTTTTAATAAACTCACCCACTTTATGACGTTTCAAATCAGCATTAACAGCATAGTCATCAGCAATATTCCAGATCTCAGGATCACGATTACCTCTACGACCCATGTGGTCATAGACAACGTGTAACACTTCATGCCCAACTAAGAATTCAACTTCTTTAGGCTTCAACATCATAATGAAACGACTATTGTAATAGAATTTCAAGCCATCAGTTGCCGCTGTACTACACCATAGATCAGCATTAATCAATTGCATACGAGTAGCAAGATTGCCGAAAAAGCTATGACGTAACAATAGACCAATACGTGCGGTAACTAATTTTTCACGTGCTTGATAGTCAATCTTACTATCTGTAGGTCCTACAAGATTCTCAAATTTCTTACTGCGACTACGTTTCTTACTGGGATTAATTACTTCACTCATATTGGTCCTTTGTTGTTTATGTCTCTATTGTAACAGAGATTGTATTAATTGTCAACTGCAATGAATTCACAAGCATCACTGGGGAATGAAGCGTTATTCAGTTCTTTTTCAGTACTATACAATTCATAGTATTTTGTACCGAGATGAATCAATACAATTTTTTCTTGTTGTTTCTTAGTAAAAGAAGTTTTATAACCACAAGAGCCTGCTAGTCTATCCATACCGATACCACGAATATTAGCAGGAGGGTCAAGCTTAATACCTTCAGGTGAGCCACCATAAATACCATCAACTACATTACCGTATTCAGGGCTACGAATGACGTTACCTTCTTTAAGAAGATTCTCAACCATTTTAAGAATAGCTTTACCACGATATGTTCTAAATTGTAATAACATTTTGTTCCTCTGTATAAGTTAAAGATGTATTGTAGCAGACCATGGATTTATTGTCAAAATTACATTGACAGTTTGCGATAACCTTTATCAAAGTAAATCCTTGCGTAAGGTTCCGCACCTTTAGTATACAGTTCCTCGGCTTCACTTTTGTTCAATCCACGATCACGGGCACTTTGACCCATTGCGTAGAAATACTTCTTTCCAGTTAAAATCTTTGTTGCCATATTAATTACCTGCATCTACAATGTACTTGCCGTATTTCTTATGGAAGTCATCAAAGTTCTTCAATTGTGAAGGTTCAATCGGTAACTTGTATGTCTTAAGAGCAATCTTAGCACCCATAACAACTAGTTCAGTCTCAAAGTTTGCCATAATGTAACTGAAGAAATTATCAGCCATTGTGTGAAACTCTTTACTAGAAACTTTCTTTGTTTCTAGTGCATCACGCAATTCATAGCACATTGAAATAGTCAATGAGTACATTGCAGAAATTTCTTTAACTGCGAGGTCCTTAACTTTACCTGACAAAATGTCTGAGGGTTCTGGCATACGACCTGCTACTTTACGATGTGCCGCAAACTTAACAGCAAGACCTTCACCAACTGCACCTGAAATCAAATTGAACAATGTATCACTATCTGTGTCATCTTCATCATTCAACAAATCACTAACAAAACACCATGAACGAGGTGTAGCAAATGCACGTGAACTAGATTTAGCATCAAAATCGTACAAATCTTGTTTAGCGAATGATAGATAACCCACAACATCTTTGTGAATACCTTTGTTCACAGCCCAATTCTGCCATGATGTAAAATCGGCTCGCATTTCTAAGTGTAAGAAACGATTAGCTAGGGGCATCGGCATTCTGAAAGTAACACCTTTGTCAGAGTCACGATTGCCTGCCGCAACAATCACAACGTTATCAGGAAGTACATACTTACCAACTCTACGATTTAGAATAAGTTGATAGCCAGCCGCTTGTACTGCGGGACTTGCACTATTCATTTCATCTAAGAATAGAACAACAATCGGGTACTTGCTTGCTAGTTCTTCATCAGGCAAGTCAACAGGTGCCGCCCAGTCCATTTTATTAATATCACGATTGAAATACGGAATACCACGAATGTCTGTAGGTTCCATTTGTGCCATACGCAAGTCAATCATAAAGCCACCTAGTTCATCTGTGACTTCAGAAACAACTTCTGATTTACCGATGCCGGGAGGGCCCCACAAGAAAAGCGGGCGTTTAGCTTTGAATGCTTTAAGCATTGCTTTGCGAGTTTGTACACTAGTGATAGTGAGATTGTCTGATACTGATGCCATTAAGTGCTCCTGTTGAAAATTTAATATGTATGAAGTATAGTCTAAAACTGATTTATTGTCAAATTTTGTGTTGTTGTTTATTTACAACAGATTGTGGATTGATAAAGAGATAGTTTTCTAGCTTCAATATGAGTATTGTATCATTGATTGGATTTATTGTCAAATTATTTCATTAGATTAGCCATTAGTAGTAGCTTTTCTAAGTGATTGATTGCTGTATTGATATCGGCAACCCTATCGTTTAACATTTCGTATTTGCCCGTTCTACGTAGATTGACTTCCAGTTTACTTAGTTCACTTACCATTTTGTCAATGTTTTTGTGCATACGATGTAAGTCTGGATTGTAGCCAATCCCATTCATTTGACTTGATAAGTTACTACTAACTTGATTCCAATCTAAAGCACGTTCTATTTTCATACGATGAGTATAACAGACTATGGAATTTATGTCAACAAAAAAGGCTCCTGAGAGCCTTTTTATTTTAGTGTTGTTAATTTTATTGTTAACCGTAGGCTGCGGCTGCTAATCCGTATCTTGCAGTACCAACACCTGCAGTATCAGTAGCTACTACCCCGGTGTTTGATACTTTGTTGGTTAATGAATATGGAATATAAGGTCCCTCAACCAAACCATATCCAAATATAGCTTTATCATTGCCATAACCTGCGGCCGCCAAAAAACTTCTAACAGTACCAACACCTGCAGTATCAGTAGCTACTACCCCGGTGTTTGATACTAGGTTAGTTATTGATGTAAAAGCAGGATCCCGTCCATATCCAAATATAGCCTTATCAGTGCCATAAGTTGCGGCTGCAAGGGCTTGTCTAGCAGTACCAACTCCGGTAGTATCTGTAGACACCACCCCGGTGTTTGATACTAGATTGGTCATTGATCCCTGTGAGTTAATCACTTGCCCATATCCAAAAATAGCTTTATCAGTTCCATATCTTGTGGCTGCTAATGCAGTTCTAGTAGTACCAACACCTGTAGTATCATTAGCAACTACTCCGATATTTGATACTAGGTTAGTTATTGCTGTCTGACTAGAGCCAGCAAGTCCATATCCAAATATAGCTTTATCGCTACCGTAACCCGCGGCCGCCAATCCATATCTAGCAGTACCGACACCTGCAGTATCATTAGCAACTACTCCGGTATTTGATACCAAGTTAGTCAATGATTTATCTCCTCCGCTTCCAGTGCCATATCCAAATATAGCCTTATCTGTACCATAACTCGCCGCTGATAATCCCCATCTAGCAGTGCCAACACCGGTAGTATCATTAGCAACTACTCCGGTATTTGACACTAGATTAGTCATTGATACTGTCTCTCCATATCCAAATATAGCTTTGTTTCCCGCCGGCGGAGGTGTTATTGCGAATCCGCCAGCAAATGTTACGCCCGAAAATGTCATATCTGCCATAATATATTATCCTTTATAGTATTTAGCAAAAAAGATTAGATAAAGAAAAAGGCTCCGAAGAGCCTTTAATATGTATAATACCTTTTATGATAGCGAATAGCCTGCTGCCGAAGGATTAAATCTAGTTTGACCGACAATTGTAGTATCAGTTGCAACAACCCCTGTGTTTGATACTAGATTAGAGTAATCATATAAGGGATCTCCGTACGCAAATATAGCTTTATCATTACCATAACTTGCGGCTGCTAATTGTCCTCTACTAGTGCCCGCGCTAACAGTATCACTAGCAAAAACACCGGTATTTGATACTAGATTAGTATCTCTTCCTGGGCTACCAAATATTGCTTTATCACCGCCATAACCTGCAGCCCCTAAAACATATTTAGCAGAAACTGCTTCAGTAATATCATTAGCAACCACACCTGTGTTTGATACTTTGTTGGTTATTGATACTGTAGCAGACCCGTTATAACCAAATCCAAATATAGCTTTATCTAATCCATAACCTGCGGCCGCTAATCCGTATCTAGCAGTACCGACACCTGAAGTATCACCGGAAACCACACCTGTATTACTTACTAAGTTAGTTACTGATGTTACTACAGGACCACCGTATCCAAAAATAGCTTTATCTGTACCATAGGCCGCAGCCGCTAGTAAAGTCCTACTAGTACCCACACCCGCAGTATCGTTAGCAACAACACCAGTATTTGATACTAGATTGGTCAATGATACGTAACCAACTGAACTCTGTCCATATCCAAATATAGCTTTATCAGTACCATATCCTGCGGCTGCAAGGCCATCCCTAGCAGTACCTACACCTGTTGTATTACTTGCAATTACACCAGTATTACTTACTAGATTGGTTACTGAGAAACGACCAGAATTGTTTGCACCATAGCCAATTATAGCCTTTTTAGTTCCGATTATAGGATTATTTGTTGTAACACTATTACTTGCCGCACTTGGACTACTTGTACCTACATTATTAGTAGCAGTTACTGTAAATGTATAACTTGTACTACCAGTTAATCCAGTTACATTAATAGTACCACTACCTGCTTGATTTAATGTACCTGTGACATTACCCGGACTACTTGTTGCCGTATAGCTTGTAATTGTTGCACCTCCATTGTTAACCGGAGCAGTAAATGTTACTGTTGCAGTTGTCTCACCTGTAGCTGTTGCCGTTCCGATAGTTGGTGCACCGGGTACTGTAGGTGGTGCTGTAAGATTCATTCCACCTGATAAAGTCATTCCACCTGTAAAATTCATAAAATATATCCTTTGTTGTATTTAACAATATAGTAACAAAAATTTAGTATTTTATTGTCTACCGGTACCGGCCATTTGAACACGTGGTCCACTTAGTGGTCCTCGTATACTTGCAATACCAGTATCATTGGCATAGGTGATACGTTGAACAGTAGATAATCTATTAGTAGCTCCTGGACCCGGGGCATATGCTCCGCCGAACCACCCATATGTACTATCTCCCGAAGTTGCGGAATCTGAAATTCCACTGTTAAAAGTTCCTCTATTAGTTGATGTTACTGTATCTGTTGCATATGTTATCCGAGTTATTGTACTAACCCTCCCGGAGCCAGGCATATACCCTCCACCAAACCATCCATAATTAAGGTTACCTATTGCCGCAAGACCCTCTGAATTTATAGTTAACGGGCCGCGAACGCTTGCAGTAGCGGTATCTGTTGCATATGTTATTCTATCCACTGTAGATAAATCTTGTCCGGTATCGCCATCTCTTCCGCCACCAAACCAACCATCAGTGGTATTCCCAATTGCAGCTAATATTAATTTGGATTGGCTTAACGGCCCCCTGTAAGTAGCAGTAGCAGTATCAGTTGCATAGATTATTCGCTGTACACTTGATCTATAACTGCCTGCACCATACCAACCATATGTAGTGTTATCAGAAACCGCTCCCATACCAAAGTTACCGGCGGCAATTAACGGTCCACGAATACTAGCAGTAGAAGTATCGGTTGAGTAATTAATGCGATCTACCGTAGTTCTATTACCTGCATTATTACCACCGGCTACCCATCCGTCATATCCTGTTCCAGCAGATGCTGCCTGATATCTATTTGAACTTAACGGGCCACGTACACTTGCCGTAGCCGTATCTGTTGCATATGTGATTCTGTCTACTGTTGAGTATATTATAGTTCCTGTTCCCGGTGAAAAATAAGTTCCACCGGCAAACCAACCATACGATAATGCCGGAGCCGGTACTGAAGGATCAGTAGTAATACTATTACTTGCCGCACTTGCACTACCTGTACCTGCAATATTAGTAGCAGTAACGGTAAATGTATAACTTGTGTTTGCTGTTAACCCGGAAACAGTAATAGTACCAGATCCTGCTTGATTTAATGTACCTGTAACTCCACCGGGACTACTTGTGGCTGTATATGATGTAATTGTATCCCCACCATTACTAACAGGGGCAGTAAATGCTACAGTCGCTGTTGTCTGACCAGTTGCTGTTGCAGTTCCTATTGTAGGAGCTCCGGGTACCGACGGTACTATATCATTTGTAGCATTTGAATTTGCAGAAGAATTTCCGTAACTGTTAGTACCGGTTACTACACAACGTATTCTATAGTTAACGTCTGCTTGAACCAAAGTATACGTGCTACTATTTGCACCTAATATATTACTATATGATCCTCCACCTCGTTGCCATTGATATGTATACGTTATTGTGGCATTACCAGTCCATGTGCCATCAGTAGTTGATAGTGTTGAACCAAACGTCTCGGTTCCGCTAACTACCGGGGCCACAGTATTTACCGGTGCGGTTCCTGACACTACAATACTCATTCCACCTGATAAAGTCATTCCACCTGTAAAATTCATAAGATATACCCTTTATCTTATTTATCAAATAACTATCAATGTTTTATGAATGGAATTAACAATATATTATTTTGTTCTTTTTATTTTCTTTTTAGCAACAGGTGTTTCTAACTCTTTTGGTGCATCCACTACTGTTGTAGTTGGTTGATTAGTTAATTCTAACATAATATCTTTCTGTTCCAACAATACAGTATTTTGCGGGACAAGACCTATTTGAATCAATGATTGTAATGTTTGTGGATTACTCATAGCATTCAATAATTTAGCTGGACTAGGTCTGCCCATAGCTATGATTTCAGATTGAATCTCACGACCAACTGTTACTGTGAATTCATAGTTAGCATTAGCTTCAAACATTTCATCATCGGTGTATGGTGTACCATCTGGATGTTTAAGTCTTGTTGGTTCTACTTCAGCATAGAGTTCAGCCATATATTTTTCTAATATTTTAATCTCTTTGCGATTAAGTTCAAAAGCGTGTTTTTGGTCATCTAAATGTGATTCCAACTCAATAATTTCTGCTTGTAAATTAAGCAGAATATGTGGTAGTGCTGGAACTGTTTTTAGATGTTTTAGTTCTTCAAGTTTAGCTTGATATTTGAGTTCAGCTACTTCTTCTAGCACAGCCGCTCGTTTGCGACCGACATAGAAGCCTTGAAGTGTTTTGATTTTTTCCCATGGGGTACTACCGATAACCTGGTAACGATAGTTAAATTCTGAATTTAGATTTGAAGCCATTTTTTTCTCTCTATAAGTTGTGTATAGAGATATTTAATGACTTATTTGCCTGTCTAAAAATTTTATAAATCGCCTGTGTTAGTTGAAGGGAATGCTCTTCCCGCACCCCAAATTATACGTACTGCTCCACCATTATCAACAGATGACCCGTCAGCGTTTGCACTAAGTCCGGCACCACCGCCATATGTTCCACCTCTAGGTAATCCATTTGAACCCGGAAATCCCGGGCCACCCATTGGCCAAGGTTCTATACCTGCACTAGTGTTTGTGCCATATCCATAACCACCTGCACCACTAGCTCCTTGACCTAGTAAACCTACACCACCACCGTTGCCAGCATAGCTAAATTGTCCTCCGGAAGCTCCGCCTCCGCCGCTTCCACCGGTACCTGCACTACCAGTGCCGCCCCTAGCAAGATATGAGGGGGCACCGGTGCCTCCTGTTCCAGAATAACCACCTGCACCGCCGTGGCCGCCATATATTAATGTAGGAGGGCTAGCTCTGTATATTCCACCCTCTCCACCTTCGCCACCACCATCTCCATTAAACCAGCCACCTCGGCCGCCTTGTACAAAATCGGCACTAGTAGTAGGTATACCATTGCCGCCATCGCCCCATAAGGTGCTTGTACTAATAAAATAACTTTGTCCACCTTTAGTAGGGTTGAATATGTTCCTACCCGCACCAACTACAACAGTATATGATTGTCCGGGAACTACAGTAATATTATTTTTCCATCCTAATCCGCCTCCACCCGCGCTGCCTGTGCCTCCACCCCCGGCACCAACAACAACAGCACACACTGATGTTATACCGCCGGGTGCTACCCATGAATATGTTCCGGCAGTTGTAAATGCCACCTGACCCGTTGGAGGAGCATTGGTTGTAATTGAATTACTTGCGGCACTTGCACTACCTGTTCCTATATTATTTGTAGCAGTAACTGTAAATGTATAACTAGTACTTGCCGTTAAGCCGGACACTGTAATAGTGCCTGAACCCGCTTGAGTTAATGTACCAGTAATATTACCTGGACTACTTGTTGCTGTATAACTTGTAATTGTTGCACCTCCATTATTAAGTGGGGCAGTAAATGCTACTGTTGCTGATGTTGCACCTGTAGCAGTTGCTGTACTAATAGTCGGTGCTCCTGGTACTGTTGGTGGAGGTGTTATACTTACACCTGCTCCTAATGTTATGCCTGGTCCAATATCCATGTTAAATATCCTTCTTTATTGTATTTATCAAACAACAAAAAAGGCTCAAATTGAGCCTTTTTATACAATCTCAATGGAGATTAGAAGCGATGTGTTACACCAACCCCAACTTGTTTTACGTCATTTGCTGTACCAGTAGCATCAACATTACGATAGTTGACACCTAATGCAGTACGCTTACTGAAGTTATAATCAGCACCCATTGCATAAGCTTTAACATTAGTATTTGTTTTACCATAGCTAGCTTTAGCAGTTACTGGACCAAATGCTTGACTTGCACCAAACAAATCACCTGTACGTGCTACAGCACCTTTGTCATCACTATGTGAGTAAAATACTTGTGTATTGCCTAATTTTGCGCTACCAGCATATACTGTGCTTTTCTCAATACCTTGAGTATATTGTGCAACTGTTGCGTTAATGCCAAACAATTTTGCACTTGCACTATAGCTACTTGCTTCTGTGCCTACACCATTTTGTGTGCGGTCATATGTTGCAGTTACACCTTTGACTGGTGTCAACCCAAAGAATGTACCATTGCTCATTCTTAAACCACGCAAGTTATGTACATCACCTGCAACACTACCATACAATGTGCCAAAAGCGTCATTGTTAGTAATTGCTAAGAAGTGACTGTGTAGATTGCGACCTAAATCAATGCTACCAAGCTTGTTTGCCAAACCAATTGTTGATTGACGATCACCAAGTTTAGTATCTGCACCAGTGATAGGATCATTGGCTTTTAAACTTGTATCTAGTACTATACGAGCCTTCATACCACCAATGTTTTCATTTACTGAAATAGTGATGTTGCTTGTTGGATCAGTAGCTAGAGTTGTTTTGCTAGTAGCACCAGTCTTAGTATTGTCAACAAATTCGCTGATTTTACCATTTAGATTAATTTGTGCTGTTGCAACTAGTGTTGTTGCGGCCAATAATGTCGCTATTGCGATTTTCTTCATAAGATTTTCCTTTAAAAATAAGCCTGATTCCTCAGGCTAGACTAATATTTATAGTGATTTTTGTTACCCATATAAAATAGTTGTTTACGTAATAACATACGCTTTAACACAAAAATAGGCTTAACTTACTCTATTTCAATCCATGAAATTGTATCTTCATCCCATTTGTAAATTTTATCATCCGATGGGTAGGAACCAATCGGTGATTTAAATGAGCAAGTTATTTCATCAAATATCCAAGATGGATACCCATGTTCTGCCCAATCTTGTTTAATTGCATCTTGCTTTGCTAGTTTTTCTTCATCAGTCATTGAACGAACAGTGTGAACATCGGTACAAACTCCATCAATTATTTCATAATGACCACCTACATATATTTCATATACGCCCAAAACACTAGGTTCTGGTTTACGCACAAATTCAATAAACTCTTCCGGGAGGTTATTAATATCAATATGAGGGAAAATTTGTATAAAATTTTCTTCAAGTATAGGATGCTCAACTGGTTCCCCGTTTTGTAATCTAATAAATAATTTCATTTTATAAATCCTGTTAGTAATTATTATATTTATCTCAAAAAAATAAAGGATTAAAAAGGCTCAAAGAGCCTTTTTATAGTAGTTTATATTGATTACGCTACGAAAGGAGTATACTCAATACCAGTTGTTGCTAAACCAACTAAACCAATAGTTGTTTCAAACGCTGATAATTCGCTAGCAATAACTAACACATCAGCTTGACTATACTTATTAGCAGTCATCCAGTTTGTCAATGCTGTTACATCCGCGATTGTAGCTGTAGTACCCATAACATTTTTGTAAACATGCTTAATGAATGTCTCATCACTAATACCACCGGCATCAGTTTTGTATGTGTCAGTAGCTAATAGTGCTGTAGCCAATTCTTTGTTTGTCCAACCTGCATCAGCAAGATAGATACCAATACCTTTGTATGCATTAGTAACATCACTAGTACCTAATGCGGCTGCTAGTAATGCGTATACATCACCTGCACGTCCTGCGGCATCATAAGCAATAGCTTTGTCTGTAAAGACTACACGTTCATGATCAGCAAGATTAAATTCCATGTTACTAACTAGTGTGCTAGCTAGTGTTACTTTACTAGCAGTTTTAGTTGTAGTGAACTCTGTACTTGCACCGCCTGCTGTGTAAGTGTCAATACCAGTTGTGCCAGTAACGTCAACTGTAACATCAACTGTACCGTCACCGATACGACCTGTACCTACTACACCAAATGTAGCAATCTTACCTGCTGTACCAACTGTAGCTACTGTAACGATTAAGTTATTAGCAACTGTGCCGCCTAATGCCGTACCAGCTAGTGTGATTGTGTCACCTGCTAGATAACCACGGCCTGCGCTAGCGGCTAGACTGTCTAACACAACGGAATAAACTCCGTTAGTTTTTGTAACATCAAATGCGGCTTCAACGCCTGCACCGCCTGTTAAGCCAGTGATGTTTTGATAGGTAGCGTTTACCGGTTTATCTTTGATTGTAATTGTTGTTGTCATAAATTTCCTTTTATATATAAAAAATAACTCAATAAGTATATAGCGTTTCTACTAGTAATGTCAAGGTTAATCCTGGCTAAACGTGTGATCCGGATCACATGTTGGTGTGAAAAATAGCTTTTTTTACCAAACTATCTATGCTATTGACTAAGGGAATACCGTTTTGTTCTGATTCTCTAACAGCTAAGGGTAATTCTGTGCAACCCAATACTACAGCACTTGCACCACGACTAATCAAACTATCTACTACAGAAATTAACATGGTATGTGATACAACCATATCCCCTGCTTTAATTAAATCTATAGCAGGTTGTACTATGTTATCCATTTCTTCTTGACTAGGAACAATACAATCCCAATCAGTTAAACGGTTTTGATATAAGCCTAATTCAATTGTAGCTTGTGTTCCCATTATACCTATTGTGCCTGTAACATTTATATCACGTAATGAATCAGCTACGCTATCTACAATATGTAGAATAGGAATTTTAAATTTAACTAATTCATCATACCAGTAATGTGCTGTGTTGCAAGGTATGACAATTGAAGTACATCCAACTGCTTTCAATACTTGCATACCTTGTAGTAAGTATGGTAGTGGTCTATCATCACCATTACGTATACTTGTACTACGATCTGGTACACGTGGTTCATTCCATAGTACGAACGGAATATGTTCTTGGTCACAACTTGCAGGTGTTTGTTGTATAAGTCTAGTTACGAACTCTGCACTTGCGGCTGGACCCATTCCACCTAGTATACCTAATCGTTTGGTCATATTATAACCAATATGATGATTATGAAAATACCAATAGCTATTACGCTAGGAAGTCTCATTTTTTGAATAATAATGCCGAAGCAATAACTAATGCTGTTTGTGCGGCTTCTACATCAGCTGGTTGCTCTTTCCAACCTACACTAATTTGACCAATGAATACGCCGGGTTCAGCAGGTACACTGATTCTACACATATAGTTAACACCATTCTCCCTGTACGCAAATCCAATTAAGCTTTGTGGCTTAAGATAAGGACTACATGGTATCTTACCAGACATTAAACCAATCACATCATTGTTGTTATCGTAGTTTTTAGAAAATAATCCAACATCTAATCCATCATGTTGTTTAATTCTTCCACCATTGCGTGTAGCTAAGAACACGATTTTTCTAGTGTTTACTAGTGTATTAACTTCCATTATGGATACAAGTTCTACTTCTGTATTTTTTAATAAGAAGTTGTATGCGTCATCATACTTGCCGTTCATCTTTGGTAATGCTTGTTGAGCTTTATACGTTGCCAAGAATGAATCTTTTTCTGTATAAACGATCCAACCAGCAAATCCTAGTATACAGAGAAAGACAACGGTGAATAGACGAAATGGACTTTCGCCTATATAAGTTAATAAACTAAAGAGAAAATCTTTAAGTTTGTCCATCCGGTGCTACCTCTTTGTCACAGACAAATGCTGTTACTGCTACGTTACCGTGTACATGACTTGCTGTGCGAATCATATCCATTAATGGGTCAACTGCAATCAACAACACTAACACAGCTTCACTTGGAAGTTTTAACAAGTCACAAACAACTGCTACTGTAGCAACTGTTAAGATACCTGTTGTGCCTGCACTTGCTAGTCCTGCTAAGATACTACCAAATAACACTACAGCTAATCCAGTTAAACCTAACGGTGCATCGTAGATGTTAGCAATGAATACTGTAGCAATAGCATAGTAAACAATACTGCCAATACGATTAACAGTGAAACTTAGTGGAACAGTTAATTCAACTCCGCCTTTATCAAAGTGTAGTCTGTGTAATGATTCTTGTGCGTATGGTATACATGCTAATGAACTGCGTGAGCTAACAGCTACAATCAATGTTTCTTTAGTTTCACGGATAACAGTCATTAAACTTAATCCACTACGCATCCAAATTACAACAGTACCTGCAATAACTACTAATAGTCCACCAATAAATTGTTGCATTACAAAGTCAAACATAGTTAAGAATATACCTACACCCACTTTACCAACTTGTGCTGATATCATTGCTAACAATGCAATTGGTAAAAAGTAATTTAAGAACTTAAAGATGCTGATACTTGCTTGTTGAATGCTTTTAAGCACTTCTACAAGCATCTTTTGACCTTCTGTTTTAAGATGTCCAAGCGCAACACCAAATATTAAACAGAAGATAACAATCTTCAAGCTTTCACCATTGTTTAGTGTGTTGAAGATGTTTTCTGGAATAAACTTCTCTGCCATTTTACCTGCATTTACTGAGGGTTCTACTGGCATTGGTTCTTTAAGAGTAATGTTTAAGTCTGTCCCACTGTCTTTGTCGTTTACTAGTACACCAAGTTGTGTTTTCTTCTCAGGTGTCATTTCTGTGCCAGTTATTAGAACAGTACCTACGCCAATAGTTGCGGCTAAGAACATACTACCAACAAAGCCTACAATGATTTTGCGAATCAATTGTTGACTACCTTCTTTCTGTAGTAAGCCAATGATACCAACTAAGATAGTTGCTAATAAGAATGGTAATACTACAACTTTAAGTAAGCTGATGTAGATGCCTCCTAAGCTTTCAAAGTTTAAGCTGAACTCAGGAGCATATACTCCACTAAGTATACCAACAATGATAGAACCAAGTATGGTCCACGGGCTTGTTAAAAACGTTTTTAAATGTGTGGTTGTCATAGCAGGTCCTTATTTCTTTTCTGCTTTATATCTATCCATTAACTTTTTAGTGTCAATGTTACTGTATT